GGACAATGGCTGCTGGATATTTGTATACTACAACTGCTGGCATGTATGTGTCTGATTATCCATTTTATGCAGGTTCAATTGTTGGATCTAGAGCTACTGCCCCATTCAGAGTTGATACCTCTGGTAATTTAACAGCTACATCAGCCACTATAACTGGTGTAATAACAGCTAATACAGGACGTATTGGAGGTGCAAGTGGGTGGGTTATTCAAAACGGAACTTATCCAGGTATATATACAAGTACTAAATCTACATTAGCTAGTGTTGTTAGTGGTATTTATATAGGAAGTGATGGAATATCAATAGGTAATGGGTCAACTAACCCATTTAGTGTAACCGCTGCTGGAGTGTTAGTTGCAAATTCTGGGTCAATAGGTAATTGGAATCTTAGTACTGCTTTATACTCAGGAAGTAAGGTTAGTTATGCGAGTGCAGCTTCAGGCATTTACTTAGGCACAGATGGTATATCCTCCGCAAATGGTAGTGCAGTTACTTTCTCAGTGTCATCTTCTGGTGTTCTTAGTGCTACTGGGGCAAATATATCAGGAAGCATTACGATTACAGGAAGCTCATCCGGTTATTCAAACTTAACCGATAAGCCAACTTCGCTTTCCGCAATCAGTTCAACAGACGGGGCTAAACTTGCAGGAATTGCCGCTGGCGCAACTACCAACATCAATTTGGTAGGTACTGCTAACATGGTTTTAAGTGGTAATTCGGTCTACAAGAATGGTAGTAATGGTGCATGGACTGATGGAGTATACAGTAACGATGGGTACACAGGCGGTTGCTTTGCGAGCTGGGTAGTCACCTCAACGGGAAGTTATACCATGATGGGTATAACCACTAACCCATCAGGCACCGTTACCTTAAATGGATACAACGCTATCAATGCAGGATTCTATATGCAGTCTGGTGGGGTATTAACGGGAATTGTTGCACCGGGCTCATATAGTATAATAATGGGTTCGTACACAGCCTACACGGTAGGGGATGTTCTGTCTATAACCTATGACAATGTGTATTACCGATATTACAAGAACGGAGTTTTAATATATGGCCCAATAGCTGCGCCATCAAACCAAACGATGTACCTTGGGTCTAGCTTCTATACTGCAGAAACATCAACTACCGGAGTTAACAACATCCAATTTGGCCCATTATCGACAATACCAGCAACACTTGGTACTGTTTCGGCGTCAGGTCTTTATCTGTCGTCTACGCAACTTGGCTTTTACAATGGTAGTGCGTGGAAAACGTACATGGATAGCTCTGGCAACTTTTATCTTAGTGGAAGCCCTGGAAGTTTATCATGGATCGCATCAACCGGAACATTGGCGATAACGGGACTGATTACCGCAACTGGTGGAACAATTGGTGGATTCAATATTGGTACAAACTTAACATACGGCCTTAAAGCTTCCTATAACGATGCCAATGCAGGTGTATTTATAGGTGCCACAGGTATTGGTTTAGGTGCGGCATCTACAGGGTTTTATGTTAGCTCATCAGGTGCATTAAGTGCAACAGGGGCAAACATATCTGGAACCATAAACTCCACAGCGGGGGATATAAGCACAACTGGTTATCTGTATGCAGAAGGGACATCTACTTACTCCTCAAGCATATCCGGATGGTCAACCGTGTTTTCGTCAATATATGGAAAAGCTACAGGGACGGGAGGGGTTGGCGTTTTTGGATCTACTGATAACGGTGCCGGATTAATTGGTAACGCAACTGGGACGGGATGTGGGATTCTTGCTCAGGCTAATGGGGCGGGCAATGGGGTTCTTGCAATATCGAGTTCTGGATCGGGGGTATCAGCGTCTTCAGCTACTGGGGTTGGGGTATCAGGTACTGGTATTACTGGTGGAAGCTTCTATAGTACAGGAAGTGGAAATGGCATTTATGTTTCAGCCTTAACCAACTACTTTTCAGGAATAATAACAGGAGCGTTTACAACGCCAGTAGGTTTTATTAGCGGCTTAACTATGTCGCTTTATTCGACCACTCAGATTCAGATAGCAAAAGGTTCTGCGGCGGATTCAACAGGCACAACTCTCATAAATCTAACCTATACACAGATAACCAGCACATTATCTATTGGGGCCGGTGGTCTTGACACTGGTTTTCCAGCGGCTAACACTTGGTACTATTTCTATTTAATACAAAACTCTGGAAATCCTACATCTGTAACGGTCTTATATAGCTTGAGCGCGACAATCCCTACAATTCCAGGAGGATATGCCCGTTTTCGTTACATAGGTGCGGCTAAAACAAATGCGTCTACGCAATGGACTCCATTTATACAGGTTGGGCGTGAGTTTTACTGGCAAACACCAATACTAGATGTTTCAACTGCCGCGTCTGGAACAACGGCGGTAACAGTAACAGCGTCAGTTCCGCTTGGTAGAAAGATGAAGCTGATCGGAAACGGTATATCTGGGTCAATCAACTATATATCTGACCTGTCTACGGTTGACATGGCCCCATCTGCCACAGTTGCGCCAATAGCATCAGTAAGCACTTCCGCCGCCAGATTTGAAGTTACAACAAACACTTCTGGGCAATACAGGCGCAGATCATTGACATCATCTACTTGCTATTTAACGACAATTGGCTGGGTAGATCCAGCAGACTCATAAGGCGCAATCATGTACGTTCAAAGAGATCAAGGCGGGGCAATAATCGATATGTATGCAAACCCTCAATCCGGATATGCAGAGGAATATATGCCAAATGAAAGTCCAGAGTTAATACAGTTCTTTAATCCAATAATTCCAAATGTCGCTAAATTTGCTCAAGACGTTAAGACAGCAATGGGTGGAATTCTCGCTTCAAACGCATTGATGGTTGCCTACCCTGCATTCTTTCCAGCGGTTACGGCTTATGAGTGGTCTGATCTACAGGTGTTGTTATTAGATGCACTTGCAAAATCAGTTATAAGTGAATTACAATACTCAGGAATTAAGGCAGCAGCAATAATCAACAATATACCTATTTCATTATAGTTTTTATAAAGCTAATTACATACCCTATTAATTTAGGGTATGTATTTTAGCGATTATTTAGGGGTTCAAATGGCGAGATCTTCAATCTTATCACCCACTATTGATCCCATATCAGATAGTGGAGCAGTACTATGGTCTTTAGTTCAGGGTGAACAGCTTGAATTCCCTGTAACTTTAAGTTTCTTAAATATTGTTTCATCTGCATATACTTTTGAAGCTGCTATTATGGAAGCAGCAAATATAGCAGGCTTTTCAGATATACCTACCTATGCAAGAGCTGGTGGTATAAATAATGAGTTAAATGTAAGAATACCTTTATATAGAGGTCAATGGACATCAGGGGCTACTTATAATCAAACTGAAGTAGTTTATGTAGCAGCAGTTACTAGCTATTACAGTCTATCCACGCCAAGTGGTAGTCCCTTAGTATCAACTGTACAACCAAATTTGGATACTAATAATTGGGTGCAAGTTAGTGGGTCTAATATAGTATATATTCAATTTCCTGGAACACTCAGTAATTCAAGTACAACTGCTATTACAAGTAACTGGACAGCTGGATCTATACAAGGTATATTTTCGTCAACTACAATACATAATCTTGGTGCTAATACTCCAATAACATTTTCTGGAACACCTCCTACAGGTATATTATCAACAGTTAATGCTACATCTTTCGTTATAGGAAATACCTATAAAATATTAACTGTAGGTACTACTGATTTTACACAGCTTGGTGCTTCTTCTAATAGTATAGGAACTACATTTATTGCAACTGCTGTAGGTGTAGGTACTGGAACAGCTACGATGGTATATTATGTAACACAAACTAATTTATCCTCGTTATCTTTTTCAGTATCTAATATATCGGGTGGATTACCTATTTATATTACATCAGCTGATTCTGGATTGTCAATTACAGTACCCCAATGGTTAGTACAACCTACAACACAGTCTTCTATATATGGATTTTTTGAATTAAGAGTAACTGAGCCTGTTGGAGGAACTTACCAAAGAACATGGAAACCAATGAGAGGTTTGATTGAATTTTCTTTTAGTCCAACTAATTTGATTTAAGGGGTTAGCATGCCATTGGCATCATTATTTTATTTGTTTACACCAAGTCCTTTTAGGTATGCTAGTAATTATATACCTAATAGAAGTAATATAACTTTTAATAATGTCAATGCTGCAATTTCTGCTAATGTCTTCAATAGTAAACTTACAACTAATGAATACTTTGTATCGCGTAATGCAGTTATTGATAACATAAATATGGTATCTTGTAGTGCAATACCTATAGGTAGTACTAGGATATCATTAAAGGATAGCAGTATAGTTTTAGACAAATTTAACCTAAATGTTAATTCAGTAGTATCTTTAGTTAGTAGTAATAGTATAGAGATAGTGGAAGCACAATAAGTTTATCTAAATTAATTAATTGGAGATGTTATGCCTATTTTATCTAGTTTTAGGTATATATTGGTAAATACGTCCACCTCTTATGATAGAAACTATTTACCCTTAAACTCCTTAAAAATTATAAGTATTCTAAAACAAGCTAATGTTACAGCTTCAAGAATAAACAATAATATTGTAGCTAGTATATCTAGTACAAATAACAGTATTATAGAAATAGCTTCAGTAGCTTCTTCTGTATGTAATATATCAATAGCACAGAATATTGAAGCTTCTCTTGATTATACTTTAAATAGTATTATAGATACTCATAATCAAAGCTATAATGCTTCTATATATGAGCCGAATTCTAATATTAACATCATTGTATAGATGGTACAGCCACAGGACTGAGTGTAACCTTAGTTCCAGCTTCAGGCGGCACAGGTATATCAAATAATGCTACATGTACTGTAACTTCTGTTGGTAGCAGGTGAATGGCATGAACTTGAAGCTGGAGAAGATGGTACTGTTTTCTGCAAATGTGTTTGCTGACAAATTTATGCAAATGAATAATAATACACGTAAATACTAAAGGAGGTTATCATGGAAAATATAGGCATATTTTTATTTGTAATCGTCATTTTAGCATTGATATGGGATACTGTTCAGACACTTAAGATTCAACTCCATACTAATATATATGAGACTAATCCTATAATTGGACCTCATCCGAATAATGCAACAGTATTCATATATTTTACTATATGGATAATGGGTATTATAGTAGCTTTTTTATATTTTTCTAAAGATATAAATTTGATGCTTGATTCAATAGTTCTAGCAGTTGAAGCATATGCAATACGTGGTAATATAAAATTAGGTCTATGAAAGGACTAAATAATGAGATTTGTAGTATACTAGTTGTATTAATGATTGAGGTATTCTTTTATTTTAACAATAAGAAGCTTTCTTAAATTCATGCCCAGGCCTGCAAAAGCAGCAGCTTGGTTATTGGATTATAGGAAGCCTTCAAGTAAAAATTATGATGCAGCTAGAGTAGCAAAAGAAGCAGCAGATGCAGCAGCAGCTTGGGCTGTAAGTACATCTAATCCTGATAGCCCAAACTATATTAACCCAGACGCATAATAGCATAATACAGAATAATTTAAACATATAGGTATAAAAATGAAACTATCAAAACTCGTTGAAGTAGCACCTTCTCTACAAACTTTAAGTAATCTTAAACTTACATCAAAGGTAAGCTATAGGATAGCTAAAGCACTAAATATAATTAAACCTGAGCTTGAGATCTATGATAAAGAAAGGGTTAAGCTCGCTCAGGAATTAGGAACACAATCTGAAGATGGTAAAGGTTATAACTTTGCAGGTGATAACCTCAATAAATTTCAAACACAAATTCAAGCAATTCTTGATGAAGAAATAAGCTTACCTGGGCTAACAATGATAACAATTGATGAACTTGGGGCTATAGAGATTGAACCTATTCATTTAGCAGCCCTTGAAGGAATCCTTATCACTGATTAATAACTAACCTAGAAAGAATAAAATGTCCTCACAAATTAAAGCAATAATCAAACTACAAAACTTTTCAGGTGATGCTACAGGTAATCTATTTGGAAATTTTGGTATTTATGGAATAACAACTTTAGCAGGTGTTGATTCTATATCAAATCAACCTTTTAGTAGTGTTAGTGTGACAACTGTATTAGTAGCTAATGAAGATCCTTTAGTAACTCTAAATAATGAACTTCTAAAACGTACAGACCTAGGTTCTATTACCACTTCAACTTTATAAGAATAATATGGGTGTATCAAATGGTACACCCCTTTATAAGGATTATTTATGTCCAATAAGAATAATGTTATGCGTAATATAGTCATAGCTACCCCTTGTTATGATGGTACAGTTAGTACAGAATACATATTATCTTTTATGGAAACTGTTAAACTCGGTATTTTGAATGGTATTAATTTTACACCAATAATAATTTCTGGAGATTCTATAATTCAACGTGTAAGGAATAATCTTGTAGCCGATTTTTTAAAATCTAATGCTACCGATCTAATATGGGTGGATTCTGATCAAGAATGGGAGCCTCAGTGGATTATAAACTTAGTAAATTATAAGAAGGACGTTATAGGAGGTTCTGTAGTAATTAAATCCGAAAAAGAAAGATATAATGTAGTTCTTGATTTAAATAAGCTATTACCCGATAAAGAAGGTCTTATACATCTAAGAAGTATTGGTACTGGTTTTTTATTAATGTCTAGAAAAGTGCTTAAAGAACTATGGGAGACTTCTGAAGCCTACAGTGATGCTTCAATTAAAGAAGATAATACAGAGAAGAATTCTAGGGCAATATTTGAGATAAAAGTAGTGGATGGTCAGCTTGTAGGTGAAGATATCTTGCTCTGTAGAAAGCTACAATCTTTAGGGTATACCATTTACTTAGACCCTCGTATAACATGTGGCCATATAGGTAGACGCAAGTGGATAGGTGATTTTAATAAATTATATAGTGGAAGACTTGAAAAATATAAGAAAGCCCTAGATAATGAGAAAAGACTATAAGATTATAACATATATTATAAGAGGATATGATGGCAAATTGGGAAGACACACTTATGAGTATTGCCCCAACAGTGGCTACAGCTTTAGTTGGACCGCTGGGTGGAGTTGCAGTAGGGGCATTAGGTAAAGTATTTGGTTTAGATAATGCTACCACTACACAAATAGCAGGTATTATTCAAAATGGACAAATGACCCCAGATCAGCTTTCTGAGATTAAGAAACTTGAAATGCAATATCAGAATGATGAAGCTGAACGTGGATTCAAATATGAGAATTTAGCTTTTCAAGATCGTGATTCAGCAAGAAATGCTAATGTAGCAGGTGGTATTCAGATGGAACTTTTCTGGATGTCAATATTTATACTTGCAATAACTATAGGTACAGAAATCTTTGTATTATTCTATGGTTATCCTAAAGAATTAGATGATATAATTGTTGGTCGTATTCTTGGCTTAATGGATGGTGTAACTATGTTAGTGCTTGCTTATTGGTACGGTACAACTAATCAGAATCGTAGTAAAGATAGTATCATAGCAAATAGCACATTAAATTCACAGCTTCCTAGTAGCAAATAAAATTTAACCCCTAGATAACATCCTAGGGGTTTAAAATCTAAAATTCTACTTACTTACAACTAATCTTAGTCCTCTTACCTACTATACTTACTTCTAATTAACTATCATACTTCTTAGCTATATTAAACCTTATACTAACCTTAATACTCTTATCCTATTATTAAACCTTCTACTACTCTTAATACTTATATTTAATAGCTGGGGGAGGGGGAAGTATTCATTAATTTAGAGGGTTCTGTCAATAAACCTTTGAAGGTTTTCAGAGCGTAAAAGTCGCGAATTTGATCAAAAATCTTGCATGATAATACTTGGAAGGTTTCTTAGTTTTAGAAATTCCAGAAAAGCCCTCAGTAGTTCTTCTGAAATCTGATCCGAGTAATTGTCAATTCTAGCCCAGCCTGCATGGTAAGCCGACACAGAATCGGGGTAGTACAGGCTGGGAGCATGGTGTAAAATTTTAGGTAACACAATAGTTTGCATTATTTATAAAATTAAATTTCATACAAAATATTGATAATAAAACTGCGATTTTTATGGTATCTTATATGATAACAGAAGCAATATGCTTTATACAATATCACAACCCCGTAACTAACTTAAGGAGAACAAAATGGAAATTCGGATTCAAATGAAGGGTTATATATACTCAATTTGTATCGGTAGAAAAACGAATTGGTTTACCCAATTGTATTTTATATCGGTTTTAAAAGAATACCGTGATGATAAAATGAATCTGGAATACGTTGAAATGGTATTTCATTCTTAACTTTGAAAGGAATTAAAATGAACTTTAATAACGCAGTAAAATCAGCTGGTTTGTTGCCAGCAGTTGCAGCAGTATTTCTTATGAGAAATATACCTTCAGAATTTAAATTCATTACATATGAAGATGGGAGTAAAGCACCATGTCTCCGATTCAGACTTGGTAATTTTAAGCTGTATGAATTCCTAGATAGCTCTGTATATTCCAAGAAAACAGCATGTATCTTACAAGAATATGGGTGTAATATGGAAACATTATACACATCCGATTCAGATTTCCACCGTACTGCTACAGGTACAAATAAGGTATTCAACCTTGTATGTGATGCAATAGAATTGGTTGAAGGTACATTACTTCCAATCAATATCAAAAATTATGATGCAGATGATTTTAATGGACACCTTCGTCCACAAGATTATTTGCTGCCTTCTCAGTACCCTTAAGGAGAATAGTATGAATAGGAAATGGCTGGATCAACCACATGTAGATGCATGGGTTGGTGTAATTGGAATTGTAGTATTTAGCTGTTGGTTAGTTTGGCTTATATTTTGTCATATTTAATTTTGGAGAATAAAAATGCGTATTTTATTATTGTTATTAACCTTGCTACCGTTAGTTTCTATTGCAGAGGAATCAGAAGGCCCAATGGAGTATGCTCTTAAGAACGGTACTGTATATGATTTAAGGGATGACCAAATTAATTCAGTTATCCAATCTATAAAAGATCATTTAAGAGACCCAGATAGTTTACAAATAAGGTCTAATTTTTATACTACACGCAGCAATGGGTATATTTTTGTTTGTAATTTAATCAGCGCAAAGAATAGTTATGGAGGGTATGCTGAGCCTATTATGGTATGGACTACTATAATAGAAGGTCATGGTATAATATCTGATATGGAAGATGGTATTGATAATGTCTGTCGTAATAATATTATATCGAAGTATAACTAAAAGGTAGTATTCATGGTGTATCACAGGAAACTATTGATCGTATGAGAGATGAGTTTGAATATTCTGTAGAAAATATCGTGAGATAAACTGCGGAAAAACAACCATCTTATATGATAAAGGAATACTCCAATATCAACTGCCAATTTTTGGCTATCTACAAATATCGAAGGAGATTTAGATGAATGCTGCACAACTACAATATAAAGAGTTCCAGAAACAAATAGCAATAGCTAGAGGTGATACTAAAGAGTGTTCTACTGCTACTATTGTACCGAGTATTGCTGTAGTGAATGGACAGTTGTTGCTTGTCAAAAAAGGTGTGTACGCCACGATCCACTAACAGCTATCATATGAAGGATGCACCCTTAAATGGTATTTGTTGTAAAACTGTAGTTAAACTTCTATAAAGGAAATTGTATGAAAACAGCATTTATGTTATTGGGTATGTTGACAGAAGAAGCAATGAATGCACTTATCATTGGTTTGATTGTATTGGCCATTGCAGCATTCTTTGCATGTATTACAGCCACAGGTACCATGACTGGCGGTTTATTTATCAGTGCACATGCAGTACATCTTGCAACAGAATGGTGTGTAGGCTCTGCTGCAATTCGTTTTGTAGGTGGAACATTGTTGTCTGCTCTTGGTGTTTATAAGCTTCAAAAAAGTGGTATCTTAGGTTTGGCTGCTGAAAAGAATTGGCAGAACTTTAAAGATTTCTTCAGTTTTAAGAAGGGTGAAGATATCTCACCTGAAGCTGTTTAATATCATGAATACCTCGGCTGTCTCAAGGGCAGCTGAGTCTAAAGAGCTATCAATACCTTTTATTAGAATTGAAGGGTGGTTCTTTGTTGGTCCTGAAAAAGATTGTAATATATATATGCTAGATAGAATTAGACTTAATCCAAGATTTATTAAATCTATAAGAAGATTAAACCCTTCTGTATTAGAAATATCTGATATGAAGCGTATACAGGGCAGCTTATGGTCACCAAAATATGTAATAGGTGTATATAGTTTAGATGAAAAAGACTCAACTGTACCATTTTTTATTTCTGAAGAACAAGTAGAGAATCTTAAAAGTATAATAACATGTTCACATAAAGATATATATTTGTATTAACCCTAGCTACACCTTAATTGGTGTAGTTAGGTTTTTATTTAACTTTTTTTTTTTTTCAATAATGGATTCATAGAAATCCTTCTTATAACCATAATAACTATAAAAATATAATATGGAAAATTTAGTACATGTGTTAACAATTGCAGCATTATTAATTATATTCACCAAGCTGTCTCTTGATGCAATAATTTTAGGAACAGCCTTGGCATACTTCTTACAGAAAAATGGTAAAACTAAATGAAAGCATTAATATTATTTGTAATATGTGTCTGGTTAATATCTTTAATCCCTGAAATATTACAAAAGATAAATAGTAAAAACTAATTTAATAAAATTAAGGATGAACAATGAAACAAAAATTAATTGCATCCATAACAAATCGTTTAGAATCTGAAATTGTTTCACAAAACCCTGTAGTATTTCTAAAAGAACTTCCTGTAGAAGATATAGTAGATCTATCAATCTCAATAGTATACCTATACACTCGTGTTGGTAAGGGTTCTATGCAAACAATTCTTATGGCTAAAGTTATTACAGCTATAGGCCATGCAATACGTAATGCATTTAAGTTAAAGAGAGATTCTGGGACTGCAGCTAGAGCTGGGGCATTCATTCTATATTCATTTCAAATCTTAGGAATGCTTGAAATTAAATTAGGACGTGCTTCTAATGGTCATGCTACATATATTCTAGAAGTTATGAATGATGATGAAATTAGTAAGCTTTGGAGTGTTATTCCAACACAAAAGTCAGATAAGCTGCCATCAGAAACCCCGTTTGAGCCATGGGTATCATCCAGGCACCCTACTGGGGCTATGCTTGTAAAAACTGCAAATACCGATGTACTTGCAGAATTAACACCTGAAAGATGCCCGATGGTTTTTGAATGTGTAAATCGTGCACAGCAGGTTGGATGGAAAATTAATGAACCTATTTATCATATATATGCATGGGCATTAAGGAATAAAACTGAGGTATTTAGTGAGATATGGGAAATGGTCTCTAGAGAGGCAAAGCAATCTAAACTTAGAGAAGCTAAAGCTATTCAAGGGATTGCCAAGAGATTTATTGGTAAAACATTCTACCATTAATATAGGTGGTAGTAAACCTTGTGAACTCAGGAAATAGCTAATAGGTATGGAGTCCATAAGCCAATCCTGACCCAAGTTAAATCGGGGGCAACGACTATCGAAAAGTAATCATGGATATGATATAAACTTAGTAGAGTACAATTCAAGTGAATTGGAAGCGCAAGGAATAGTGGAAACTATTATGATATAGTCTGATCATGTATGGTAACATACAGTTTTTAAATTAAATAATTCGGAGAATTATAATGGAAATTTGGAAAGATTTTAATGAGTACTATGAAGTTTCATCTTATGGTAATATCAAAAGTAAAACTAAAATAGTTAATAGCACTTTTGGTGGCGAATATATAAAAGAAGGTCGTGTCTTAAAGCAGAATGATAATGGTCAAGGATATTTACAAGTACAACTTTGTGTTGATGGTATAAATAAAACAGAAAGGGTTCATCGTCTTGTAGCAATAACTTTTATAGAAAATCCTTATAATTTACCAAAAGTAAATCATAAAGATACTAATAAAAGGAATAATCATATGGATAACTTAGAGTGGTGTACACAACTATATAATGTTATTCATGCCAAAAATTCTGGATTAATGACAAAAGGTGAAACAGCAATAAATAGTAAATTAACTAATGAATCTGTATATGATATAAAAATGTTAATGCTGGCTGGTGCTACAAATAAAGAGTTAGCAGAATTATTTGGAGTACATAGTGGCACTATCAATTGTATTAGAACAGGTAGAAATTGGTCTCATATAATAATTTAGAAAGAATAAATTAACGATTTATTTTAACAAATGTTATATTATTACGATTTTAGATCAAGACGTTATCCAGCCACAGCCTATATGCATGAACAAGGCTCAGATATGTCAAGGGGTATGTTATTAAGAGCAGACAGTAAACCTATAGGTGAACAAGGATTTTATTGGCTACTTATATCTATAGCTAGCAACTGGGCAGGCGATGCGGGAAGAGATGATGGGTTTAAAACCGATAAGATACCTCTTAATGATAGGGTATTGTGGTGTATTGACAATGAAGAAGTGTTATTGTCGTATGCTGATAACCCTAAAGTAAATACTCGTTGGCAAAACGCAGATTCTCCGTGGCAATTCCTGGCTGCATGTATGGAATGGCGTAAAGCTAAAACTTGGGCTGAATTGGAAGAATTCAAATTAGCTCAGGAGGGTGTTTGTATTGAAAATGCAATATACTCTTACGAAAGCAATTTAGAGGTATTTATTGACGGTTAATTTACGGCTGTCATAAAATTTTGTGAATTCGGTGAACATCCTACTAGTATGGAGTCTAGGGACAATACCGAGCCAAGTTAAATCGGGTGTAACGACTAGATCGAAAGATCGTACCATTCAAGTGAATGGGAAGTGCAAAACGAAGCCTATTTTAGGTGGAGAAGAGATAGTCTGAACTATATAGTAATATATAGCAGTTGTGTATTAAAATTATTGGTTAGCGGCCAGTACTTATGAATAAGTCTTGGATGCATGTAGCATGGCCAGAACCCTACAGATTATTTGAAATAACAAAAGAAACACGTTTGTTAGGTTCAGCTTTAGTAATTTCTAAATTAGATGAATCTAGAGTGGCTGAAATTAAAAAGAAACTTAGAAATGGAGTATCTATAGCCTTATTACAAAAAGAATATAATATATCAGGTGGAGCCTTAAGATGTATAAGGGCCGGAACAACATGGAAGCACGTCGCCGCTAACGACTAATACACAACGGGAATGATTTAACGAATCATTTCGAACATATTGAGTAATAATGGAATACAACATTTGTCGGCTCTCACTCTAGATAGTCAAACAGCTCCTCATGTTAATCTGACTCCATCAGAATTCCCCGGAGACATCTATCTACATGTGGCCAAACATGTCTGGGAACATCTACAAGAAACCTATGATGAAATTCCCCATGCAGAAGCAGAGATATACGAAGAGTTTATTGATAATATAATTGAATTAAAGAAGCAAATAATGGCTGCAGAACAGCGTAGTGATCATAGGAAAAATTTAGTAGCTGAACTACAGCAATTAAAAGCTGATAATACTGAAACATTAAAAAATTCGTCTGTAGTATTTTGGATGCGTGTCAAAGATAATAAGTATAGAAGAAAAATAGTAAAAAGAAGTACGATGACCATATCGTAAACAAAATTGCGATATTAAAATTGGGTGAACTCAGGGGATAACCATTCGCCATGGTCAATCCTGATCCAAGCTTTTCTAGGAATAGAATTGAAGGAGCAACGACTAGGAAATACCTTCTAGAACAGAAGATGAATTCCATACACTCAAGTGAGTGGAAGCGCCCAGCTTCAATTAATTTTTAATTGAATGATGATATAGTCTAGTCTACATAGTAATGTGTAGCAGTATTACCTAAGAATAAAATTATAAGAATAAAATGTTAAAATTTAAAGTACCAACAAGTAACACAAATATAGATCAAAAAGATAATTCACTAAGTATTAGAGTTTTTAAAATACCCGTAATAGTTGAGAAGGAAGTTAGTGTAGAGGAATACTGGAGATTTTATTTTATATATAATCAGGAAGGTACACTAACTAGAAAAGAAGCTATAAGCGGTAGTTATGAAGTTGGTTGGATTAATAGTAATGGATATTATCAGCTAGAACATAAGATAAAAACCTATATGCTTCATAATGTTATTTGGGAAATGCATTTTGGATTAATACCGAGTGGCTACCAAGTGGACCACAAGGATAGAAATCCATTAAACAATAAGATTGAAAACTTAAGATTAGCAACTAGAAGTCAGCAGCGTGCAAATACAGGGCTACCTAAGAATAGCACTACAGGTTTTAAAGGTGTCCATATAACTCCAAGCAGAAAATACCAAGCTAGAATATTTGATGGTAAGATTAATAAAAAGGTTTACATAGGATTGTTTGATACACCAGAGGAGGCTGCGGATGCATATGCAGCTAAAGCAAAAGACTTGCATGGCGAATTTGCAAGTTCTTAATAAACTAATTAGGTAATACGGATCATAACTAACGATTATGATTGAATAAAACGATGGAAGTACGCCCTATGGGATGGGGACGCAGGTGTATGATGATGCTAGAAAACACGGACTTGATCTGTTAATATATTTAGAGTTATCCTGGGCAGTTTTCTTAGGACGCTTAATTTATGAAGACTGCAAAACAAGTATTGCTAAACCAATGAGATTACTTTCAGTCTTTACAGAGGCAGGAATAGCAGCAGAGGCCAAAGGTGAGTTTTTATCTTGGCATACCCCAATAGTTAACTTCCCTGTTGTACAGCATTATATAGAAGGGGAAGTTAAGCAGATTTGGGTACAATATGGTCCTCATGAGGGAATGACAAGGACTAGTTCAGGTTATTATCCAAATACATTACAGCTTAGAATATGTCATACGGAAATAACTAAACCATCTAGAGGTAAGCAATCTAATGGTGCTTCACCAAATGCAATCCACAGTTTAGATGCCACACATTTAATAATGACTGTCTGCAAGGCTAATTTCCCAGTGACTACGATACATGATAGTTATGGTTGTTTATTAGGGGATATGTCTGATTTATTTCTGATTGTAAGGGAGACATTTGTAGAATTATACAGTAATGATCCATTGAAAAAGTTGATGGAAGATATTGGAGGTTCATTAGAAAAAGTAGAAATAGGTAATTTAAATGTTGCAGCTATTCTTGAATCAGAATATGCATTTTGTTAAGAAGGTAATATGGATAATGTATCAATTAAGAGGAATTTTTAATTATGATAAAAGAATGTAAAGGTATGATTAATATAGGCGCTCCAATATTTCAAGATCACTCCTTTGGGAAATGGCCAAATTGTTTACCACCTAAATCTGAGCATAATGGTGATCCTAATTTTTATCAAACTACTAGATATCCAGATCAAATATTTGATATGAAATGGAATTCTAAAAATATAGAAGATATTAATAAACAAAAAGCAAATGGATATTGGGATTGCACAGCACCTGGATATGGGCAATATGGTAACTATGGTAATGGTTCTATTTTTGTAACGGGGTACTACAGTGTACAAAGATTAAAGCTAGTTCCAATGGAGGAATAATTGCCAGACATTTATAATAGACATAATAAAAACTGCCCTATAGATGCTGTTTATATAGGTAGAAATACACCTTGGGGAAACCCGTATGAAATTGGAAAGGATGGTTCTAGACATGATGTATGTAATAAGTTTATAGCTTATGTAGAGAATCATCCAACATTAAAAGCAGATATCAAGAAATACCTAAAAGGAAAAGATTTAAAATGTTCATGCAAACCTGCACGTTGTCATGGTGATTACTTATTAAGGATAGCCAATGAATAATCATACTATTGTAGTTAATTGGAGTAAGCGTGCTTTTGGTTGTGCTAAAAATTGCAGCTATTGCAATTGGAGAGAACATCCAGATTTACCACATGGATTACCAGATTGGGAAGATATAGGTGATTTTATAAGTGGCTGTAATAAGACATTTATCACAATATCTGGTGGTGGTGACCCTTTATGGAAATTTAAAAGCAATCATGGGGAACTCTCTGAACTATTATCCTATATAAAAGCTTCAGGAAAGAAAACCAGGATAATTACACGTGAAATTGAATGGATACATTTCTTAAGAGATTTAGATTATGTGTCTATTTCTTTAGACAATGATGTACTTGATAGATTATCTAGATATCAACATCTATGGGGAGGTATAGAAGTGGAATACTCTCTAGTTCTTCCACCACTTCCAGCTAATGAGTTAATAAAGCTATTACCTCAATACAAATCCTTACAAACAAAACTCCAAAAGAGATTAGTTCTTAGAGAAAATCTAAATAGTATTTTTGAAATAAATTTTAGAGAATTCAATGATAATAACCCTATAGATGAAAATATAGTATTTGTTAATAAGTATACTTGTTTAGAAAGTATTTACTTAACCGAATATGAAATGAAAGGTACAGAGTTATTTTTAGATATGGCTCAATTATACAGGTACCTAAATTTTGATCCAGATATTTTCTTATTTGGAAGTATGTACAAACATCTCGTTGATCCAATAGGTAATATAGAGTTTAATGATATTGATATAATTATTACTAATCTTAATGTACTTGAGACTCTATGGGAAGGTGTTAAATTTAAATTTGAAGAATCGAGTAATAGTGCTTCCTATCCAAGATACTTTAAAGGTAAATCCCCATTGTGCTCAAAAGAGATACATGTAGTATACCTTCATGATATCGAAGAGGTTAAGAAGTTTATTTTTAATAATCAATATGATGTAGACAGAGTATTTAGAAATAAATGCCAAACATATTTACCTGAAGGTATTGATAAAGAAGCCATTGCAAATAACATCAGAAATAAAATTGCAACTAAGTTACCAAGAGAAGATCAAACATTATTTCATATAAGCAGAAAAGATATCGAAAATGCATACCGCTTGAAATTATTAAAGAAAGGTTGGACTATACATGAGTGATACCCAAGGTAATATTGAGAATGAACAATATGTAGCTACTAATAAGTTCCGCGTATTTCTGGATCAGGAGCAACATGATTTAATCACACAGATTCGTTCGAAAGATTTTTATGAGCGTATACAATCTGTAGGCGGTGATATAGCTTTGAATGAAAAGAAAGGTTATTATTTCAATTATGATAATATTGAATATGGTATTATCCCTAAAGAGTCTCTTGTAATTGAACCTTTGTATGCTGCAATTAAATTCCCAAGTAATCTTCGTTTTGGTATATTTGAAAAGGCACCAAATCTACCTTATAAGTATAAAGAAAATATGGAGTATTGGGGAGGTAAAGTAGACTACCCTAAAGATTTTGGTATAGCATATTACCAAAATTCTAAGAATGAGTATATGGTTTCATTTGTAGAGGCTGAGGATGATCCTTCACCAATAACAACTGTTGATAAACTTTTAAGTTCAGCTATTGTTGTAAATATAACTGGTTTAAGGGATTCTATAGTACAAGGTATTGATTTGGATTCATTCTTTAAGATTGATATCCCTGTAGATGACAATCAAATAGGTGAAGATGCTGATCTCGGCGATTTAATCCAAGGTGATTCTGAGATTAATTTGAATGCACCAAAGCTAATTACTTTGTATTTAAAAGTAGAAGATATAATTAACTCTCCAACACCTAATAGTATCTATATAGATGTGGTTAGATATGAACTGATTGATTATGGTTATTACTATTAGTTTTATTTAAGGGTTTAAAATAAATAAAGATGATATTATTCAAGAAAGATTAGTAGTAGACAAAAGGTATGTTATATTTTAAATAGGGGTTTATATGTATATAGCAGTAGATTTTGATGGAACCGTATGTACACATGCTTATCCAGAAATTGGAGATAATATTGGAGCGTGGCAAGTATTGCAGGAACTTGTAGATGCTAATCATAAAATAATTCTATATACAATGCGTAGCGGGAAAGAACTACAAGCAGCTATAGACCTATTTGAAAGATATAATGTGGAATTATATGGTATAAACAATAACCCAACACAACACCATTGGACTAATTCCCCTAAAGCATATGCACATGTTTATATTGACGATGCCGCAGCAGGTTGCCCCACTATCTCTCAACCAAATGGTAGGAAGTATGTTGATTGGGAAGCTATGAGAGAGCTTTTAGTTAAATTGGAATTATTAAATGATTAACTTGTCTAAGAAAGATTATATAGCAATAGAGGCTATGAAAGTATTTCTAAATAAGTCAGAAACACTCTTTATGGATGATATTGAGTATGCAGCTAGAATGTCTTATCTAGTAGCTAACGAAATGATTAAAATTAGTGAGACTAAAAATGTGGAATAAGTTAGAATTAAAACCTGATATCCCTGGTCTATATGTAACATGGTCTTATATACATGGGTTAAGAGAATTGCATTATCTAAAAGGACATTGGTATAATAACCTAAATGATGCTATCCTTAAGGATTATAGAGTAGATTTTTGGGCACATTTACCAACAGAATCCTTTAATAAGAGTATAGCTAGCTATAGCGATGGCTCTAGTGTGTATCTAGCAAGTTATACAGGTAGTGGACATCCAAATGGAGAATGGGCAGAATTAGAACTTAGATTTACTTCTCCAAATGGGTCTGAAATTATTAGAAAATATCGTGATGTATACTTACCTCAAAAGCGTGTAGTTTATTTCAAAGGACCTTTAAATGAAATTATATCAATGAGTGATAGAAAGAAATGGGGTTATTAGATGCAGAACGCTATTGATTATTTACTATGTTATTCAGATGCTTATTTCTTAGGAATCTTTAGTGGTTTTGCTTTGACTCTAATTTATAGGAAAAAGAAAAATGGTACAATTTAAAAAATCTGATGAGTTTATTGAAGGTGGCTTTGCTAGAAATAATGGAGCAGGTAATAGAATCTATGAGATCCTAGTGTTTGATAATAGACTTAATGCATTAATAAAAGATTACTATAGCATGTATACTCATAGAGAATATCATGATAAATTAGATAAACTTTTAAAAGAAGGTACCTTTATTATAAAGAAATATGGAGAAACTAATAAAGGTGACTTTAAATACTCAACAAAATCTAAACCATTAATTTTAAATAGTTTAAATTTCTCATGGTATGAGCCAGTAATTTATGTAGGTAAGAAAGGAGGTATTTAGTGGAACTTAAAGAAAAAGTATTATGTATATATCATGGTAATTGCCTAGATGGATTCTCGGCAGCATGGGTTGTTCGTAAGTATTATGGAGAAGACAATGTAGAATTCTTTCCAGCATCTTATGGTGGTACAGAACCAGAAGTAACTGATCGTAGTGTTATCATGGTGGACTTCAGTTACAAGCGTAGTAAGATATTGGAAATGGCAAAGAAGGCTAAGAACATTCTTATTATTGACCATCACCAATCAGCTGAAGAAAATCTGAAACGTAAACTGGAAGGTTACCATGATTTACCAGAGAATGTAGAGACTGTATTTGATATGGAACAATCAGGTTGTGTATTAACTTGGGAGTATTTCTTCAATTATGGTAAGCAAAATACGGCTGACCATGGTAATCAAATTAATACACCACATTTATTACTTCATATTCAAGATCGTGATCTATGGAAATTCTCAATGTCGGATTCAAAGAATATTAATATGGCTATGTTTTCATATCAATATGATTTCGGTTTATGGGATTCTTTGACTTGCCCTGATACTGAGTTTGCTGATATGAATATGCTAGAGATAGAAGGAGAAGCTATTCAGAGGAAATTTGATAAAGATTTAAATGAACTTCTACCAATGCTAAAAAGAGAAATGTTAATTGGTGGTCATAAGGTTTATGCAGCTAATTTGCCCTATATGTTTGCTTCAGAGGGTGCTAATAAGCTATCTGAGGGTATGCCATTTGGCGCAACATTTTATGATAAACCAGGAGAACGAGTATTTAGTTTAAGATCAAAATCTGATGGAATAGATGTAGCAAAGATAGCTGAAGAATATGGAGGTGGTGGACATAAGCATGCATCAGGGTTTAGTATTAAAAAATCTATATCAGATATAAATTTGATGAGTTAAAAGTATGGTAAGAAAATATATACTAATTCCAATTACTAAATTAATGTATCCTCCACAAAAAGGAGGATTTTTTGAGATAGTTTATAATCATTATTGGATGGTCACAAAGAACCAATATGGCGAAGATTCAGTTGTTAAATTTGAAAAAGGTTCTTGGATGCATAATGCCCAATTTGAAATATTGAATAGATTTGGGTCACTTATAGAGGAGACTGTAATTGAATTTAGGTTGATACCATATATGTATTTAGAACATTATTGTTATGATTATATTTGGAGTTAATAAATGTTAATAACGCGTCGATCTGCTTTCTCTGGAAAGATTAATAGCTGTGAAATTGATGTTACCCAAGCTCAATTAGATAATTGGAAAAATGGTGGATTGATTCAAAATGTAATGCCAAACTTGTCAGCTGATGAACGAGAATTTTTGATGACGGGAGTGACGCCGATAGAATGGGAGGAAACTTTTGGAAAAGAGGGGTGAATGGAAAAGGTTCGAAGAGCTGAAGAACTTCATGGAGAATTCTTCAATATTGATTAAAAATTTCAATACTTAGTTTAGAGCAAAGTAAACCATCACAGACCCCTTTAAATTAATGTACATAGTACTCGTCTTATTGGAACCAACTCAAAAAATGGTTTTAATTAGATGTTTTAATATGTAGAAAATAACAATACAATAATCACTTAAAATATAGAAAGAGAAATTTATAATGGCTATTCTACGTAATTGCTTAATTAATTGGGTTAAACTTGATCCAAAGAAGCCAACAAAGAATTATAATGAGGATGGCTTCCAATGGGAGCTACAAGTAGTAGTTACAGACCCTGCTCAGCTTCAAGAATTCAAAGATCTAAAAATAGCTATAAAGCTGCTGCGTGAGAAAACAGAAAGTGAAGATGAAATTGGAGAACCAATTCTTAATGAGGCAGGTGAAAAGCAGTATATTAGTAGCTTACGTAAAGCATCAACTAAATCAGATGGAACCCCTGCTGATCCCGTAACAGTTGTTGATGGAAATCGTAAAGATGTAGATCCAACAACTATCGGTAATGGCTCAATAGCTAATCTAAAGATCTTCCAAGTAGAGTATGAAAAGAAAAAAGTTAAGAAAGGTGAGGATCCAAAGGGTATGTTCACAATGCTAACTGGCGTACAGCTTATTAAACATATTGTGTATACTCCAACAGGTGGTGAAGACTTTGATATTTGTACCACTGAGCGTATTGTGAATATTCCAAAAGATACTGAAGGTGATTCTACTAAGGTTAGTGATTCTAACAATGACGACTTCTAAGAAAGGGCTATATGTCACATATCTCTAAGAAGCAACGTTCAATTTTGGATGTATCAACTGTAATTAATTGTACACCAAAATCAAGTGATGAACTCAGTTATACCATTATGCGCCTTATTAATAATTATATTAAGGATGAAGAAGGTAATACTGATAAATCCAAATTTAAAAAAGTAGTGGGTACTTTGGAAAATGTAAAATTTGATTTCCAAAATAACTTTGTAGTTCCTGAAGAATCACAGAACAAATTTGATAACGGTGAAGTTTATTAATTAATACCAATAGCTAGCAAGGATAATAGGTTGTTTAGATACAGCTACAGGTGAGCTTTGGCCTATTATTAATGATCACAAAATTTATTTAGGGGTATAATGAGATACACATTTGATAGAATGAATGAGAATAATCAGCGTTATGATACCACAACAAATCATATGGAGATCAATGATATTGCTGATGGTAAATGGGTAAGAATGACTGATGGATTACACCCAGGCCATATTGTAGAATTCCATACACAGGATGCATTTGATGAGCATATGGAAATGCTTGCAAGAAATTTTACATGGTCTGATAAGGCTGATAAAGATGCTGTAAAGGAACAACTAGAACAATTAAGAAATCCTCTTAGTGTGGCAAATCTAAGTGAGCAAATTAAAACAATTAGAGATCACCATTGGAACCCTATTGAGGGATTCCCAATGCCTGATAAAAAGATTGAAGTACTTGAAGAAGTTATTGATAGTAATGGGATGAGTCGTAAACTTATTAAGGAGCCTCCTGCTCCAAAATGGGGCGATAAACCAAATATTACAATTGGAAAGACTCAATCAATAGGTGGTGCAATTAATCCAGCACATTATCAAGGTTTTGTAAAGGATATGCAATGGTTGGAGGTTATGTCACATATCCCTCAATTTAAAGACCCTGAAAATTTTAAAGCTGCTGTACTGTTGCAGATCCATAAGTATTTATCTAGGCTTGATAGGAAAGATAGCGGTTTACAAGAGCTGAGGAAACTTAGGTGGTATACTAATTATTTAATTGCTTATATTGAGAATGATAATAAACCAGTAGAAATCTCTAAAATAAAGGAATTAACAAATGGGTAAAGATGAAGAAGCAATTGAACAAGAGATTATTGATAAAGGCCTAACAGCACCTCGTTTAACCCCTGCATTGATTGATGCTAATATTAAAAATAATCAGTATTATAGGTTTCCTGGTACTAATACTACAGTATGTTGCATAACCCTTAATAATGATTTTACAGTAACTGGTGAAAGTTCATGTGTGAGTTCAGCTAATTTTGATGAAGCCCTCGGTAAGAAGATTGCTTTCGAAAATGCTAGAGATAAGATTTGGCAACTTGAAGGTTATTTATTGGCTCAAAATATAAGCAAAGGGTAATGAATGGATAAGGATATAGTTAGAGTTGTAGCTAAACTTTTAGAGTATTCCTTTATTAGTATAAATTACAATTATAATTCATTAACAATGGAAGAAAAAATGATTATTGGGGATCAATCTAATTTGAATAAGATTAGAGATTTTATTAATAAATCAAAGGTATAATATGGCAAGATATTTGTTTGACATCGAGTCAGACGGATTATTGGATACCATAAGTAAAGTCTGGATAGTTGCCCTCTTTAATATTGACACAAAAGAAGAACGTCAGTACTTAGAGGGTGACTTAGGATGGATTGAAGAAATGTCTTCAGCAACATTGCTAACTGGCCATAATATTATAAATTTTGATTTGTGTGCCTTAAAGAAGATGTTTAAGTGGGAACCTAGTAAAACATGTAATATCCATGATACCTTATTAATGTCACAATCTCAAAACTATAAAAGGTTTAAGAGTGGGAGGCATCGTCTAGATGATTGGGGCGAGTTCCTAGGTGATTCTAAAATTGATTGGAGAGCACATGCAATACAACTTGGACTAATTGAAGAAAATTCTCCAGATGGTGCTGAGTTCCAACAATTTCATCCAGCAATGACTGATTATTGTATACAAGACGTTCGGCTTAATTTTAAAGTTTATCAATACTTACTTGCAGAATATCGTGAGATTACTGCTAAGAATCCTTCCTTCAAAGATTCCTTGCGTAATGAGCATGCTGTTGCTAAATTCGTATCAAGATGTAAAGAAAACGGTTGGTTAGTAGACCGAGGGGCTGCTGAGAATTTATTGTTAGAAATGTACAATCAAATGAAAGCTACTGAAGCTATTATCAACCCTTATCTCAAAGTTAGAACTAAAGCGAAAGATGCTAAGATCACTCAAGGGGAATATCCTTTTAAGACTCCGAAGTTTATAAAGAATGGTAACTATGATGCTCATACCGCAAATTGGTTCTTTATACCTCCAGAGTGTGGACAGGAAGAGGAAGATCGTTTAATTGTTGGTCCATATAGCAGAATAGAATTCATACAACCTGATATGGCTAATATGGCAGATGTTAAGAAATACCTATTTAGCATAGGTTGGCAGCCTGATGATTTTAATCGTAGAAAGAATGAGGATGGGTCTTATAGGATTACTTCACCTAAATTATCAGAAGAAAGTTTATTAGCCTTAGGTGAACATGGGAAAATTATAAACGATTATACTACTACTAAATCTCGTTATGGTATTCTTAAAGGTTGGCTTGAGCGTATGGATGATACTAACCATCTTCATGGGGATTGTTTCACCATTGCTACACCAACAGGTCGTGCGAGACATAAGACAGTTGCTAATATACCTACCCCTGATGCTATTTGGGGAGAACAGATGAGGAGTCTTTTAATAGCAAATAAAGGTAGAAAGATTGTAGGTTGTGATAGCTCAGGTAATCAGTTCAGAGCATTATGTCATTACTTAAAGAATGATGAGTATACAAAACTAGTTATATATGGAGATGTTCATCAAGATAATGCAAATAAACTTGCAGATATTCTTCGTGAGATGAAAGTCTACAATAGCTATGAAGTAGTGAAACGTAAGACAGCTAAGACATTTATCTATGCTTTTTTATTTGGTGCAGGCGGGGCTAAACTATCTTTGATTGTTTTGAATAAGAACATGCCTGATATTGGTAATAAATTAAAAAATGAGTTTATCAAAAGAGTACCTGGTCTTCAACCTCTAGTAAGGAAGATAAATGAGATATACCACAAAACAGAATCAAGGGGTGTAGCTTGGATACCTGGTTTAGATGGTAGGAAAATTTATTGTGATAGTCTACATAAATCACTAAATTACCTATTACAGGCATTTGAAGCAGTTAGTTGCAAGGCTGCTATTGCATATTTTATGAAAAGAATGGAAGAAGAGAATATTCCATATGACCCTTTACTTTGGAACCATGATGAATTTCAAGTAGAGGTAGATGAACAATATGCTGAAAAAACATTAGAAATTGGTATAGAAGCATATAGAGAGTCTGCTAAAGTATTTGGATGTAATATATTAGATGGCGCTGGGAAAATTGGGAATTCATTATATGAGACACACTAATAAGGCACAAAATGGCAAATAAGATAGAAGAAACAGATGGTGTAAAAACTGAACTAATGAAGTTTAATGTTAAAGCCCCTAGGTTACCATTTGGAGATAGCCTAGTCAGCTCTAAGAATATATCTATAAAAAACTTTAATTCAATTCCTGAGGTAGAGTTATTGGAATTAGATGATATACCAAGAGGTATCGTATATTATCCAACTGGTAAAATTGAGCATGCTTATTTAGTATTTACCAGAGATACTGTACCACTAAAGATATCATTTAAGTATAGACCTATAAAGCATGACTACAGAGATAAAGAATATTGGAAGAAAAACCAAACTCACTTTTATAACTACACACATCACCAACAGAGCTATGCGTTATGGGTAGATATTATTAAAACAAATGGCCTACCAATTCTTGCAGTAGGTATGTGATATTAATTGAATACAATAATAAAGGATAACTAAATAGGTTAATTGTTTATGTTTAAAGTACCTGGAAGTATACAAAAGAAAAACACCTTAACTGAAACAAAAATAGTTAAGGTGTCAGAAGAGATTATACCTAAATATAACTTTGAGGAATATGTAATAGCTCATGTTCGTTTTAAATATACTGCGAAGAGATATACTTACAAATCACGATATCTTGTCAAGAAAGGTGATTATGTAGTAGTTATTGCTGGAGAAAAACCTGCTATAGCAAAGGTACTTGAAGTAGAAGATAAATTAGATGCTGAATTGGATCCAAAGATTGAGTTTAAATGGATCGTACAAATATTAGATTTAACTGAGCATAATAGGTTTATGATGGAATATAGAATTAGAATATCTTAATAATTATTTATAAGGATAACAATGTCAACTAAAAGATTAGAAGTAGAAGACTATGGTCGTATTATTAAATACAAATTCAGTCAAGGTATGAGTCGTATTGAGAGTGGTAAAAAAGTTACTCTTGAGGATTTACACCGTATTAATTTATTCACATCAGGTATTGCATTAGGTCAGAAAGAATCAGGGTTTGAAGTACCTGAGCATATTTGGTTTCTTATTTCAAAAGATAATTGTGATAAACTAATGGAGAGGAATTATTGATATGAAAGAAACACCATATTCAACAAATAGTGTTGGCTATATTAATGCTGGAATAGTAATGCAACCTGACAATAAAACTACAACTACAATTTAAGGATAATATATGACTAAGTCTTTTGGTAAAAACCCTCATTCAACAAAGAAAGGTCCAGGTCGTGTACACCATGTACCTAAGTTAGAAGCAGAAATTCGTAAGGATAAATTTGGAAAACCACGTTGCTATAGTGGTGCTAAGATTGAGCGTAAATTCACAACAGTATAAGCAAAGGGATAATCGTGGTAGTAATCATAAGAGACGCTTTTGGATATGTTGAAGGAAGCCGAGAAGAATTAAGAGGTTTATATGTAATTTGTATAAAACGTTCCATTAATGGTCTAATAGAGAAAGTCATCTTAAATAAGGGTTCATTAACCTTCCAAGTATACGAAGTAGTAGACGAGGCAATATCTTGGAGTAAGCTAATCCGCTGTAATGTAGTAGATAAAACTACGGCATCTGAATCAGTTAAAGTGGGTAATAGTGGACACGCTTATTGCAAAAGAATGTTGAATACCGATCTAGAAGAGGTAAAAAAGATGTCAATAGAAACTAGAGAAAAATTACTAGAAACAAGAGGTCTTATATGATAAAAGGGGATATCATTCTTGAGGATTTAATTATTAGTTTCTCAGATGAAAGACTAGCACCAGGCTCTGAATATATCCAATATAGGGTAACAGATTCTGTTGAAGGTGATGAAGAAGAAAAAATTGTAAGGCGTGATGATTTTATGATTGCCTTAGGAATTGCCCTAAACAATGATGGTGAAATACCTAGTAACCCAGATATAGCTTGGGATAAAGCCGAGGCTATTCAACCTGATAATACTAAGCTGAGGTTTATACCATGATAGGTGACCTCTTTGTTTTATCTATAGGGATTCTTTGTGTTGGTGTTGCTATTCTATATATTATAGATTGGTTGGAGAGTAATAAATGGAGGTAATGTGCTAACTAAAAAAGAGTATTTGATACAATGTCTAATGGAGGAATGCGCAGAGGTAATTCAATCAGCCTCTAAGTGTAATAGATTTGGTCCAGAAGACATTCATCAATCTAAAGGTATTTCAAATGAGTTTGATTTAAAGGTTGAGATTAATGATATTACAGCTATAATTGAGATGCTAGTAGATTTAGGTTTTAATATTAAAAAAGAGGAATTTCTAATTAAGGCTAAAAAAGATCGAATGAATATATGGATGGAATACTCTATGGATAAAGGCCTATTGGAGAGATAAATGAAAGATCAATCAACACTTGCAATAATTGATGGAGATGTTTTAGCCTATCAAGCATGTCGATCAAGATTTGATGGTAAATCTAAAGAGGAATTAGTAGAATTTACTCCTGAAGAAGATGATAAGTATTTAGAAGAGTGCTGGGAAAGACTTAAAAAAAATGTTCAGGATTATAAAGAATTAATTTATACAAATGACCATAAAATGGCAGTTAAATCAGCTACAAATTTTCGTGATGATATTTACCCAGAATATAAGCAACATCGTAGAAATCCAAGCTCTATTAACCCTTTTGTCCCAATTCTTAGACGTTGGTTAATAGATGCAGGACTAGCTGTAGAAGCTATAGGTATGGAGGCTGATGATTATATTCGCATATGGAGTGAAGAGTGTAAAGCAGTTGGTAGACCTTTTGTAATCTTTAGTGTAGACAAGGATTTAAAATGTATACCTGGTACTCATTACAATACAAAAGATCGAGCTTTCTTTGAGAGTACTTCTGAATTTGCTGCAAGATTCTTTTATGAGCAACTGCTCAAAGGAGATCCCACTGATAATATTAAAGGCATACCTAAGATCGGGCCTGTAAAAGCAACAAATCTTCTAGCTGATTGTGAAGACGAAACTGAGATGCAAATGGTTATAGTAGATCAATACTACCAGTATTTTGGAGATCGATGGAAGAAGGAACTTATTCTTAATGGTAGATTACTGTATTTGCTTAAACATCCAACTGATATTTTTAGTATTGATGAGTGGATAATTCCTGATGAAGCCTATGAAGCCTTATCAGAATACGAGAGTTCAAATGATTGCGATGATTTGCTTACTAAAAACTATGATAAAATAGAAGAGGAAGTATCACTATCATTTCCGAGTTATCCAGTTATGCCAAAAGCTGACGCCGAATTTGACGCGGGTTCGAGCGAGGTGGTAGCTACTGCAAGCGAACAGAGTGCAGCCATTGCCCCAGTAATACCCAAAACTCCGGTGGCAACTAGTAAGGAAAAAATTACTTCGAAGGTTCCATCATTTAAAATTCCAACAAATACTAGTTTACCTATTATGAAAAGGAAACTATAAATGAGTAAGCTCTGTGATAGAATTGATAAATTTCAAAACTATCGTAATGTTTCGTTATTACCTCCTAGTGATCTTGTAGAATTGAGGGAGGGTATAAATGCTATAGATTTCAAATTAGGATATGAAATTGAACTTGGTTTAAAAATTTCATATGGAGCTGTAATAGAAGATATTGGAGATATTGAACGTGTAAGAAAAGAAGCTAGATTAGCAGTTGCGGAAGATATATTTGGAGAATTCCGTAATGATTTAATTAAATTAAAACATGCAGTTATAAAAAGGGATTATACTGAAGCAAATAATATTCTAGACAGTTTGTATGATAAAATGTTTAAAGTTTAATTATAATAGGGTTAAATAATGAGTTTCGTACCACATACACCAGCAGGATCAGCATTGATTCATCTTAAAAGTCGTACAGAAGAAGATGCCTGGAAAAAGCTTCTTGCAGATACTCAACATATACCTTACAGTTCTATTGAATTATTAAAGAAACGTGGTTATACAGTATCTGAATGGATTCTTAAACAACACTAAAAGCTAATATGAATAATAATCATTCCGTCTTTTACAGCTATGTTGAATCTTATGTTTCACAAAACCCAGAATGTGCTGCCAATATTGCTACATTTGTGCAAAGAGGTATTTCATCAGCCTTGATGAATTCACAGCAAAGAGCAGCGGATTTTGAATGCACTACACTAATGCTATTACGTAAACGTTTCGGAAAAGGTGAACACGATTATGTATTAGATAAAATTAAAAAGTGGAATGGAAAGTCATCGCTTCAATGGGATGATCAAATTAAACAAATGGAAGATAAAAATGTCAAATAAAACTTATAGTACAGCAGAGGCCCTACGTATTAAAATATGTGAAATAATTGAATCAGATCGCGAAGTAGGTGCAGAATACGCAGATATCCTTGGTGCAATTAATATGGTTAATCTGCGCTATCAAACAGAGGCAGCTAATCAAGCTAATAAAGAAGCTTTAGCTAGAGACGGCATTTATTAAACACTAATAAAATAAAATAATAAGATCATTATGGTTACATTTAAAGTGCCCGTAGCGGAACCATTACCTAAAGATGACGAAGTAATAAAACTATCAATACCTTCTTTTAAGGTTCCAGAAGCTAGTATGACTGCAAAGGAGCTAAAGCAAGCATTAAAAAGTCCAGCTAAAGAACCTGTAGAAAACATACCCAAAAATATTCCAATAAAAAGAGCTGCTAAATATACCTCACTAGAAGGTGTTATTGGGTCTAGAGTAAAGCGTAGTGATTATGGATCTAATGGGCATTGGGACTTCCCTACAGTAATGGGGGAAAAAGGTATGGTTGGTTTTATCTATTTAATATATAATATACCGGAAGGTAAGGGCTATATAGGTAAAAAGAATTATAGAGGCTCTGGGAAGATAAATAGAGGCCAAGAATCTAATTGGAAGTGGTATATATCTAGTAGTGATTCCTTATCAGAAGACATAAAGAGGCTCAAGAAAGATCAGTTCTTATTTATTTGTATTGAAGAATATAGTACGAAAGGCGGATTGTCTTATGCAGAGTCTTGGTCACTATTTCATGTAGAAGCTCCAACTGATCCAGATAGGTGGTACAATGTTCTCATAAACAAGGTTAGTTGGCGTTCACGCGAAAAGATCACAGCATTACACAAGGAAAGGCTTGGTGAGTATCTAGTTGTATATGATCTAGAGGTGAAACTATGACAAATAATAAGAGTTTATTTTGGAGAATTTAGGAATGAAAGTTTATACCAATTATAGATGTGATTCATGTAAAGAAATTTCAGATAGTGAGAAGTGGTATAATGCTTTAAAAGATTATTATGGAGAGGATGCGATTATACAAGAGTTATCAGGTATGGATCCTGGAGATACTGTGATATGTCCAGAATGTGGATTTGAAGATGACTTCAGTGAACTTAAAACAATTGAAAGGAATTAAAATTACAATTATAGCATGGGATGGAGATTCTTTAGCTGCAGATAAACAATGTACAAGTAATGGTTTAAGAAGAACTGTTACGAAAGTGTTTGAATATCAAGGAAAAGGTATTGGAATTGCCGGGTATATATCTCAGGGTTTAGCTTTATTAGAATGGTATAAAAAAGGTTGTAACCCTAATGATTATCCTGAATTTCAAAAAGGTGAAGATGATGCAATATTAGTTGTTGCAGATAGAAACAGTGTAATAACCTATGGATACACACATTGCCCAATTGTATATGAAGATTCTATTTTTGCCACAGGTTCTGGTAGAGACTATGCATTAGCGGCAATGTACCTTGGCAAATCTGCTAGAGAGGCTGTTTTAGTAGCTAGCCATTTTGAAGAAGGTTGTGGTATGGGTGTTGATGAGATAATATTTGAGAAGGTACCTTTTTAATGAAATTATTTATAATATTTATTCTTTTAATATCTGGGGGTTTATTCGCAGGTATAGCCACTTATACAGCGATTGAAAAAATTGGAATTAATGCGCAGCCAATAGACTACTTTATTATAGCAATTGTTTCATTCATAGCTCTAGGTATACTTAGGGAAATTGAATAAAGGAATTTTATGGGCAAGATAGTTAAAGCAGCACAACCATGTTTAGATCAAGCTAAATGTTGTAGTAGCGATGCACTGCAGATATATGAGGATGGTTCAAGTTTTTGTTTCTCATGCAATACACCTTTTAATGTACCGAAATTTGCGCCTAAGATGAAACCCAAAAAGGATCCTAATACAGAAGATTTCTTTAAAGTTGAAACAGAAAATGTTTCTGTTGAAGAAGGGATAGCTAAAAGTGATAATTCAAAAATTGAAGAAATTCTTACTTACCCTATAAGAGGTTTTAAAGAAAGAGATATCACCAAGAATGTATGTGAGTTTTATGATGTAAGAGTCACATATAATTCTGCAGGTGAAATTGATGCACATTATTATCCTTATATTGATGGCGACCATGTAAGTTATAAGGTAAGAAAATTACCAAAAATATTTTCATATATTGGAGGTCTTAAAGGCTTATTTGGAAAAAATAAGTTTCCTGGTGGTGGTAAAAGGTTGGTAATAACTGAAGGTGAGCTTGATGCTATGTCTATAGCTAAGGCTTACTATGATAAGTATCAAAAATTCTACCCTGTTATATCTATCCCTTCAGCAACTCTTGTAAAGAAATTATTAGATGATCGTGAGTGGCTTCGAAGTTTCGACGAAGTTATCTTATGTTTTGATAATGATAAAGCTGGGCAAGAGGCTACTAGTCAAGCGATTCGTATTATCGGTGTAGACAAGGTTAAGATAGCAAAATTACCTGATAAAGATCCTAATGAAGTCTTATTAAAGCATGGTGGGTCTACCTTACTACATTGTATTTGGGATGCACAGGCATGGACTCCAGCAGGTATTATTGGTAAAGAAGAACTTTGGAAACAGCTTTCTGAATATAATGATAAGATAGCCGTGCCATACCCTGCATGTTTAGCTGGTTTAAATACTAAAATAAAAGGACGTAGGGAAGGTGAGATTGCTTTATTCATTTCTGGGACAGGTTGTTTTACCAAGGGAACTGAAATACTTATGATTGACGGCAGTAAAAAGAAAGTAGAAGATATTTCCATTGGTGATGTAATTATGGGAGATGATAACTTACCTAGAAATGTTTTAACATTGTTTAGAGGTATGGAGCAGATGTATCGGATTTCAATAAGAGGTGGTGAATACTTTAATTGCAATGAATCTCATATACTTTCTTTAGTTAATAACGATGGGGAAGGTCGTTGGGGGCTTTCTAAGGATGAAATAGTCGATGTAAAATTATCAGATTACTTAAAATGGTCAGATAAAAGAAAGCATCTATCAAAACTTTTTAAAGTGGGTTTAGTTGAGTTTGTTAATGATTATGAATCAATAATTCATCCGTATGTGTTAGGTGTATGGTTGGGTGATGGATACTCAGCAGGTGCTAGATTATCCAATGAAGGTGATCAAATATTAGCTAGATTAGAAACATATGGTGTATCTGTTATAAACCATAAAACCGAATATTCATGGGGGCTTTCAGATGGTAATTTTGGTGGTTTAAAGTCTAAATTAGACTCTTTAGGATTAATAAATAACAAACATATCCCCGAAGGTTATTTATGCTCTAGTATTGAAAACAGATTACAATTACTTGCTGGGTTACTTGATACAGATGGTAGCTATGACTCTCATAATAATGGTTATGAATTTTCGCAAAAAAGTGAAACCATTACTGATCAATTTATTAGATTAGTAAATTCACTAGGTTTTCAAGCTACAAAAGGAAAACAGCAAAATAATAAATTTGGTAATTGTTTTAGAGTTTGGGTTAGTGGTGATGGTTTAGAAGAAATTCCAGTTGCATTAAATAGAAAGAAAGCTAAACCAAGGCAGCAAATAAAAAATCCATTAAGATTTAAACCAGAAATAACAAAGCTAGGTATTGATGAATTTTATGGTTTTGAGGTAGATGGTAATGGTCGATTTGTTTTAGGTAATTTTATAGTTACTCATAATAGCGGAAAAAGCACAATCCTTAGAGAAATTATTCTTGATACACTTCAGAACACCTCTAAAGATTACAAAGTAGGTATTGTATCCTTAGAAGAATCTCCTGCAGAAACTTCTCGTAAATTATCAGGGATGTATATTAACAGAAACCCTGCTAATGAGGAGGTCTCTTTAGAGGACTTAAAAGTAGGTTTTGATGCAGTATTTGGTGAAGATAGGGTATTACTACTAGACCATCAAGGTTCAATCGATGATGGTTCTATTGTAGATATGCTTGAGTATATGTGCCTAATGGGATGCAAAGAAATTTTCTTAGATCATTTGACAATTTTGGTATCAGAAGGTTCTGGTGAGCTTGAGGGTAACGCCGCTATTGATAAGATTATGAATGATCTCTTAAGGCTAGTAAAGAAACACCCAGTATGGATAGGGCTAGTCTCTCATTTGCGTAAAGCTCCAAACGGTAAGCAAAGTTTTGAAGAAGGAAAGCTTCCAACCATTGATGATATAAAAGGTTGTTTAGCCATTAACACTGGTGTTATACTTAGTGATGGTAATGTAAAACTTGTACAAGACATAAAAGTTGGAGATGTATTGATAGGAGATGATGGAACACCTAGAGAGGTTTTAAATCTAATTAGAGGATCTCAACAAATGTATAGAGTTACTATGAAAACATCTGGCGACCAATTTATTTGTAATGAGGATCATATACTAACATTATCATATAATGATAAAATGTTTGATATTTCAGTAAAAGCTTTTTTAAAAACAAGTGATAGCTATAGGTTTAGATGTAAACAGCATTACTCAGTGGGGTATGAACTTCCTAAAAAAGAGCTTTTAATACCCCCTTATTCATTAGGTGTTTGGTTAGGTGATGGCTCTAAATCTGCATTTAGGATTATGGATGCTAGCACTTTAGGTATAGTGGATAGAGTTGCCAAAGAAATTAATGCAAAGCTATCACCCCCTAATGATAAAAATCATGAATATTTTAACTTTGTAACATCTGAAAAAGGAGAGATGCTAAATAAACTTAAATCTTTAAATGTTTATGAAAATAAGCACATACCCACTAGTTATAAGTATAGTTCTATTGAAGACAGATTGGAGTTACTAGCTGGATTAATTGACACAGATGGGTCGTACTCCACTAGAGATAAAACTTTTTGTTTTTATCAAAAAGATGAGAAATTAGCTAATGATGTTAAAAAGATAGCTAGGTCTGTTGGATTGTATAGTAGCATAAGATCACAATTAATATCTGGGTATTACTCTTCTAATGGAAGTATAATTTTTCAAGTACTAATATCAGGTGATATCAATAAAATACCAACACAAAAACCTAATTATACTAGCAGGTATACTAATCCATTAAAGAGAGGAGTTATCATAGAAAAGCTAGACATTCAAGATTACTATGGTTTTACATTAAGTGGTAACGGTAGGTTTTTATTAGATAACCATATAGTAACACATAACTCTGGAAGTATTAAGCAGATTAGTTTTGATATTATTGCTTTCTCACGAGATATGACAAATGAAGATGAATATAAAAGAAATCTAATAAAAATTAGTTGTTTAAAGAGTCGTACAACAGGTCTAACTGGTCCATGTTTAGGAGCTAGATATGATAATACTACAGGTAGATTGACAGCTGCAGATGAAATACCAAAAGAGGAATTTACAGATCTATGAGGGTTAACTATGATTCCAAATGGCACCATTCCTACATGGACACAATCTTGCTAAAGATGTGGTAGAAACTGCAGATGCACATAGTATATACAACACAATATATATGGGGCTACATGTACAAAAATTATAGTTGATGATCCTTTTAATACCTATGGCTCAAGCTTCTTACAAAAATTTGAAAAAGAAGTTACTAAGGCTGAGAAGAATAAAAATAAAATGAAAGATTTAAAACAATTGACTGATAGAAAGAAGGCAAGGTGGTGTTAAAAACTATTGAAGAAAAGTTACTTGCTGTAGCAGCAGAAGAAACAAGGTTATTTAATGCAGGTATAGAAGCTCATAAACTTTATGATTTTTATAATGTGGAGAATGATACCGATTTAATACATGCATTAGTACATCATATAGAAAAACTTCAAGAGAAACATGAGTATCTAGTTAATTCACTAGGTTTAAATAAACCAATATTTCATAGTAAAATAAGGAAAGACTAGTATGATTGATTGTATAAGCTATGTTATTGAAGATCGTGATAGACATGAGAGATTCTATTCACAACAAAAAGTTCATATAGTAAACAACTTATTAAAGAAATATAATATTGATGAGTCAAGAGTAATATCTATAGATACTGTTGAAGACTTCAGAAAAACTATTTTTGAGATTTGGGTAAATGGTGAAATAGATAGAGACTGTGAGTCAAGGAAGGATTTATGGCAAAAAATATCGTAACAACTAAAACAGGTGATGATGGGTCTACAGGAAGGGCAGACGGTTCTCGTACATCAAAGAGTTCATTACAAATGGAAGCTATTGGTGCAATTGATGAGCTAAATTGTTTCATAGGTGATGTTACTAATCAAACAAACAGTATAAGTATCTTAAATTTGCTTTATATAATTCAAGATGATTTGTTTGTTATTGGTGCAAAACTATCCCAAGATGAGCCTAATATATTTGGTATACCTAAGACATTCTCTAAGAAATATATAAACCAATTAGATAGAAATATTATATATTATAATCAATTGCTTCCACCTTTAAAGAAGTTTATTTTACCACGAGGATCAGTACTTAGTGTTAAGCTGCATATCGCGCGTGCTGTAGCTAGGCGCTCTGAAAGAACTATCCATGGTTTTCGAGAATATCTTGGAAAACCTAGTGATAATATTTGTGTTTATCTTAATAGACTTAGTGATTTATTATTTATTCTGGCAAGATATACTAATAAAAATGATGAGGTTATTTGGAAGCATTAATAAGGAATTGTTATGTCAAAAATTAAAGATATTAAACAATCAGATGTATTAGAAGATTTCTCTGTAATAAATGGAATACTCTATAAGAATAGCATCGAGGGTATAGCAAAGATAGCTGGAAAAAAAGATACAGATGGCTGCTTTAGGGTATATGTAAAAGGCTCGTTAAAATCATTACCTAGGGTACTTTGGATAGCCATTCATAATAAAATACCTAAAGGTCATGTCGTATCGATGATTGAAACTAAAGCAAAAGTATGTGAAATAGATAATCTTGTATTAAGAACATTTACTGAAAGACAACATAGATGCTTCCGTAATAAGGACAAATCAGGTAAGATTATAAGTAAGGGGATATTCTATCGAAAAGACCTAGATAAGTGGGAGGCTATTGTTGTGAAATATAAAAAGAATTATTATCTGGGCTGTTTTGATGAACAAAAAGATGCACAGGAAGCATACAACACAAAGGCAAAAGAGTTGTATGGTGAACTTGCAGTAATAAAATAATAACAATAAAAGGTAAATATGCATAACAAAAATAACCCTGAAAATATTGAAACACCCTTTAGTACTGTTGGCTATTTAACTTATAAACGCACTTATAGTCGTAAATTAAACCCTGAAGATTATTCAGATACGGCAGAGACAGAGGAGTTTCCAGACACAGTAGCACGGGTAATAAACGCATGCAAAGACCAACTTAAAATAGGTTTTACTGCAGATGAAGAAAATCGTCTTAGAGAATACTTGTTGAAATTAAAAGGATCAGTAGCAGGCAGATTCTGGTGGCAGCTTGGTACAAAAACAGTTGATAATTTAGGTCTAGCTTCTCTTCAAAATTGTGCCTTTACTGTTGTAGATCATCCTATTACACCATTCATTTGGGCTATGGATATGTTAGCTCTGGGATCAGGTGTGGGTTATAATATTCAGCGTAAGCATGTGGAAAAGCTTCCAGTAGTTCGTGATTGGTTTAGTGCCCCTACAAGATTTGATGATGGCGGAGCTGACTTTATTGTGCCTGATTCAAGAGAAGGGTGGGTTCGGCTTCTTGGTAAAACGCTTAAAGCAGCCTTCATGTCCACCAAGAAAGAAAAAGGAACCTTTACTTATTCTACTCAAGCTATACGTAGTAAAGGTAAACCTATTAAAGGTTTTGGCGGAGTCGCTTCTGGTTGTGAAGAACTTTGTTGGGGTATCCAAAAGATCTCGGAGATACTAATGAAACGCCGTGGTAAAAAGATACGCTCAATTGATGCTTTAGATATCATGAATATTATTGGGTATATTATTGTTGCAGGAAACGTTCGCAGAAGTGCTCAAATTGCTATAGGGGATCCTAGTGATGTTGAATTTCTTCTTAGTAAACATTGGTCTCTTGGAAATGTACCATCTTGGCGTGCAATGTCAAATAATAGTGTAGCTGTAGATAACATGGAAGATGTTCACGACTACTTTTGGGAGGGCTACGAAGGCAAAGGTGAACCGTTTGGATTAATTAATCTCCCACTTTCCCGTAAATATGGGCGATTGGGAGATGACAACTATCCAGACCCTGATGTAGAAGGTTATAATCCGTTGAATGCCAGCGGCTATATGCAGTAATGTATATCGATTAAATCTGAATATCGGAGAAACTCTAGAACAGACAACTTCCGACGCAACACCTAAACGATACTGGAATATCGTTTTAAAGAGGCGCGAGAGACTGACAAAGAAACCCATAAGCCAACCTATGGGTGATGATACAGTCCGTTCTCTATAGGGATATAGAGAGTTAAGCAGAAATGACTTAACCCCAGATTAAAATCTGGAGTAACAAATAAAGGTGCAGAACAAAGCTTGGCCTCGTATGAGACATGTTGTCTCGCAGAGGTATTCCTTCCAAATATTGAATCAAAGGAGGAATTTATTGATGTACTTGAATTGCTATACCGAGTATGCAAACATTCACTACTATTACCTTGCCACCAACCTGATACAGAAGATATTGTGCACAAAAATATGCGCATGGGAATTGGGCTAACAGGTGTACTACAGGCATCAGAAGAACAACTCAGTTGGCTAAATGAAGGGTATGAGTACTTACGTGATTTCGATAAAAGATATAGTGAAATTCATAATATTAATGAGTCTATTAAGCTTACTACGATCAAGCCTAGTGGTTGTAGTATAAGAGAGACTCTTTTATTGACTGAAAATGGTTTATTATATTTAGATGAAATCGGTGATACTGAAGGCGAAGACTGGCAAGATATAGAATTACCTATCGCGCAAGAGAGATCTAATGAAATGGCGTCTAAGTTCTTTGTTAATGGTATTGCAGACACTATTAAAATAGTAACAGACGGTGGGATACTTTTAGAAAGTACACATAATCATCAATATCGTGTATTGACAGACTCTGGTGAGTATATTTGGAAAGCGATGAAAGATATAGAAGTAGGCGATAAGATACCATATAAAGTTGGTGGATATAATGGTGGTTCCAGTCAACCTTTAACTAAAATAGTATTTGGTGGTAGATCTACACCTATATTTCAACCAGAGTTTATCTCAGAAGGCTTAGCTTTTATTTTGGGTTCATACTTTGCAGATGGTAGTAATCATACAAAAGGTATACGTATTGCAGGTAATACAACCACAAAACTTAATCATATGAATAACCTTATATCTCTATTTAAATCTGAATTAAATTATGAGGCGAAATTATATGAACGTCCAGGTACTATTAATTTAGACCTTTATGCAACTAGCCAGCCTATTCTAAATTGGCTATCTGCTAATGGTTTATTGAAACAAAAATCTGAAAATCTAGAAATACCTTTGATTATAAGAAAATCACCTAAAAATATAATATTGTCATTTTTAGAGGGATTCTTTGCTGGAGATGGTTATAAGAATAAAGATACTCGAACATGGACTACAGTTTCATATAAACTTGCGCAGCAGCTACCTGTAATCCTTCGTTATTTAGGGATAGACGCAAAAGTTAGTGAAATGCCTCCAACAGAGTCTTCATTTGGTACTAAGATGAGATATTGGATATCAGAGAGAAAAGGAAGGTATGCAGACGATAGGTATATTAAGAATGAAGTAAAAAGTACTTGGAAGCAATTAGACTCAATTGGTTTAGATAATTTTAGTTTTGATACTGTAGTTAATAAGACTGAATCAGAAAACTACACTTTTGATATAGAAGTGAAAGTAAATAATTGTTATATTGCTGGTAGTTATGTAAGCCATAATACTTTATCACTAATTCCTGGCGTAACACCTGGTATCCACCCCGGTTACGCTCAATTCATGTATAGAAGAATTCGGATAGCAGCTGAACATCCTTTAGTTCAACTATGTCGTGATCATGGGTATCCAATAGAATACCAAGTAGGATTTGATGGTAAAGAAGATCGTAATACACTCATTGTAACATTCCCCTATGCTTATCCAAAAGGTACAATCCTAGCAAAAGACATGACTGCTTTGGATCAACTTGCTTGGATTAAACGTATGCAAACTGAGTGGAGTGATAATTCAGTAAGCTGCACAATATACTACAAGAAAGAAGAATTACCTGCAATTAAGGAATACCTGTTTAAGAATTATAAAGATAATCATAAGAGTCTCTCATTCCTTCTTCATTCTGATCATGGCTTCAAGCAAGCACCCTATGAAGAAGTAACTGAAGAAGAATACAATGAGCTTGTAGCTAAGACTCGTATTATTACAAAAATATCCTCATTAAACTTTGATGAAGGTGATAGTGATTGCGCAGGTGGTGTTTGCCCAGTAAGGTAATTAAATAAAGGGGCATCTCATAGGTAAATTCTCATTAGAGAACTTCCATTGAGATGCCTATTGAAAGTTCAGGGGAGGTATTTACGATTTTATAATTACAAGGAGTTACTCTATGAGAATATCTTTAAATGAAGCTGATATAAAAGACGCAGTAGTTAATCATGCTCGAACAGCATTAGGTATAAGTAAACCAATGAAAGTGAAAATATTTAAAGACCCTTTAGATAGACTTGTAGCAGAAGTTGAAATAATCGCGACCATATCTGAGAAATTTAATGGGATAAAAAATGTTTCATGAAGAACGTATTGTAAGTAATGTAATACAGTTTAAAAATCAGCATGGTCAATGGCGGGAATACTCTCAACAAGAGTTTTCTACAATGCTTATGAATTCAAGAAATGAAGTTAGCCAATTACGCTCGCAATGTCATATTACTGTTATTACAAAAGATAATATTGTAGTTACTGAAGATAGTGTGGGTAACTGCATAAGAGTTACTAAGCAAGATAAAGAAGGGAAAGTAACTGAAGTCATATGGGAACAAAGAGAAAATAATGGAAACAATAAAACAGATGTTATCTCTACTTCCGAGTGAAACTAAAAAATATCCTATAATAGTATTTTGTGGGATAAAATCCTTACCTGTAATAAGAGAAAAGGAGTTTATTATAATTATGCATAATAATTATAGTTTAAAAGGTATACCTTCTAATGATAACGATAATGGATCAGAGGCGGCATAATTATGGCATTGCCAACATTTAAGATACCAACCAAAGAACCTCCAAAAGTACCATTTAAAGTACCAACAACGGTAGTTACTCAGGAACTTAAAAATGAAATTAGGAATATGTATAGAGATCCTCCTAAGGAAAAATTACCGCCAAAAGAAACCCTGATTGTAGTAGCTAAAGTGAAGCCTAAAAAAGTCTTATCGGCTGACCCTGATCCTCAAGAAGGTCCATATAGTGGACAATTAGCTGATGTAGAGACAACAAAAATAATGATTGTAACTTTCCCTGGAACATTGGAATACAAAGAAAGAATGCATAATATTGCAACAATTATTGGAGTGAAATCTGAAAGAGTACAATTTACAGACTTGCAAGGAATTTTTATTGTTGCAATTAAGGGTAATGAACAAACACTATCTAGGGTTCATTGGTATTTAAAAACCTGTGAAGCAATTAGTGGTATGATTATATTAGATTGGGTAAATATTATTTAAAGGATTCTAAAATGCACCATCCTGATATTAAATTTGAAGAAATTGGATTAGTAACTGATTGGATTGTGACTTCAAAAAATCCAGATTATGATGGGCTATATTTAAGAAAGGTTAATGATTCAATACTATGGGCAAAATTTAAAAGCCCTTATTGGTTAATGGGTCATAATAGTAGAGAAGACGCTGAGAATGAGGACTCTATATCATATATTCAACAAGCCCCTTTTGTACCATATTGTGGATTATCTAAGAAAATGGAGGTTTAAATTGGCAAAACCTATTTATAATGCATTAGAAATACTCAATGAAATACTAGAAGGTATTGATGAAGAGAATTGGTTTGGTGTAATTGGAAATGCTTCTGATGGAGAATTTAATGATCAACTAGCAATACTAGAAGCTAAAATAAGAGCTTATATTAATAAGAATGGAGATTAGATGAGCTTTCGCCCTATGTTATCACCGAGAGAATCTCCTAAAAGTTATCCAAACTTTTTCAAGGATCTCGAAAAACGTTTTCCATTACTAGTAAGCCCAAAGCTTGATGGTATTAGGATGATTGTTAAGCCGGATGAAATTACTGAAGTGTCTATAGATTTAGATGTAAGTCATACTATTGGAGATTATGTATGCAAATCAAGAGAATTTATTAATTTACCAAGCATACAAGTTCAACAATTATTTAGCAAATGTTATGAACTTGACGGGGAAATTATTGAAGGTTGTGAGACTGATAAGAATGTATTTAATAGAACACAGTCTTACATTATGTCTGAAAATAAACCATCTGATAACATTATGTTTAGAGTATTTGATACAGCAGATGAAGAATTTGCAGATATTCCCTTTGAAACTCGTCTACAATTAGCTGAACAACAAGTTATTCTTCTTAATGACCCAAAGGTAACAATAGTGCATCATGAAATGTGTCATAACATAGAAGAGTTACTATCTATAGAAGAAAGATGGCTATCGATAGGTTATGAAGGTCTCATGATACGTAATCCCGAAGGTCGTTATAAACATGGTCGAGGTACTTGGAAAGAGGGTTTGATTTATAAGCTTAAACGTTTTGAAGATATTGAATTACAAGTTCTTGGATTTATTGAGCAACAGCATAATACTAATGTTGATGTACGTGATAATCTTGGTGGTGCAAAAAGAAGCACTGCTAAAGAAGGTATGGTAGATGCCGGAACTCTTGGTAAATTTATTTCAATGTATAATGGTGAATTATGTGAAATTGCTCTAGGGACCATGAAGCATGATGAAAGACAACTTGTTTGGAATAACCAAGACAAGTACTTAAATAAATGGTTTACTTGTAGATTCTTCCCGCATGGTATGAAAGATAAGCTAAGAATTCCAAGGTATATCGGTTGGAGGACTAAAGGCTTTTAATTAATTAATTTATTAAACAAGCACTCAGAAAGAAGTGTAAATATGAAATTTAAAGTACCTCACAATAGCCTTAATTTGGAAGAACTTAAAAATATTTTGATAACATGTAATTCCAATAAAAATTTAGATGAAAAAGATGATATAGAAATTTGGAAAAATATAGAAGATACAAACTATTCAGTATCAACTTTAGGGAATATATGTAACAATAATACAGGTAGGATACTAATAGGTACACCTAATAATAATGGATATTTAACAGTTAATCTATACAATAAAAGTTATAGTGTACATCGATTAGTTGCAATAGCCTTTATTCCAAACCCTGAAGATAAACCTACTGTTAATCATAAAACAATAAATGGTATAACTAACAAACAAGATAATAGGGCTTCTAGCCTAGAATGGGCAACACACAGAGAGCAAAACTTGCATGCATCAGACAATGGATTAGCATCTATAGGAGAAGATAGATTTAATTCTATACTAGATGACAATAATGTGTCTTTAATCAAAGAATTAATTAGTAAAGGCATTAGAGATCATCTTATTGCTGAGGAGTTTGAAGTATCCCATGGTACAGTACAAGGAATTAGATTTGAACGTAATTGGAGGCATATACCGTGGCCTGAAGGGTTTAATCCATATACTGAAGAAAATTTAAGTAACAGGAAAGACTATAAAGGTGCTGGTAATCCTAGTGCAAAGATAGATGAGGAAGATGTTATATTTATTAGAAATGCATCATTGAAAGGTTCCACAGATAGTGAACTTTCAAAACAATTTGGAATTTCTAGAGGTACCGTATGGAATATAGTAAATAGGCAAACTTGGAAACATATATTTTGAAAAGAAAATTTTAATGGAAAAATTACCATACATAACGTTATTAATTTCTATGTTTACCTTTTGGATTCCTTTCCCATATAGATATACATTAGATAATAGACATATACATAAATTAATAGGTTTTATTCATTTCTTATCAGTTGTTGTTTTTATAGCATCTATTGGTATGATTATTTATGGAACAGATTCAAATTAGGAGATAACTTGAAACAACTCCCTGAAGAAAAAGAGCTACAACTTAGGTTAATTAAAGCCGGACTAGAAGGGAAATATAGGAACGATTCAGTAGAAGCCTTAAGGACAGCGTATCATTGGAATTGGAAATTACTTTCATCAATGGAGTTTGTAGATTTATTATTAGAAGGAAAAAGAAATTGGATACAATACAGGAAAATGCAGAACTCGTAAATGTTTTAAAACGTTTCTTCAACCCAAAGCCTGATATGTATCGAACAGAAATTATTAATTCAGATGGAAGTAAAAGTTACTCTGATTGTATTAATAATTTACGAGAAGATACTTTTGCTGGTATTATGGAAGAATTTCGTAAGCTTGGTTTAATATTAAGTGGCGGTGCTATTACTAGTATCTTTAGTGGACAACCTATTAACGATCTTGATTTCTATTTAAAGTATGGGGATAAGGCTAATCTAGATGCAGCTATTGCATTCTTGAGTAAGTGGTTTAACCATGAAAAACCCTATATTACTGATAATGCTTATACCTTTAAAAGAAAGAGCGACAAATCTCGTAAGATGTATCAAGTACAACTTATAACACGTTTTAAAGGTAATGCTGAGAAAATACACGAGAATTTTGACTTTACTATCACACAAGGCTCATATGACTTTGAATTTGGTAGCTTTATCCTTGGTCCTCGTTTTCTAGCAGATATAGGTAAACGTAAGCTAGTATTTTGTGGTAAAAGCCTATTTCCAATATGTGCATTATACCGTACAAAGAAATATGGAGAACGTGGATATAAAGTTCCAGGCAGCACCTTAATGCATATTGCCCTCTCAATTGTTCGACTAGAGATTAAGACGTATAAACAATTAAAAGAACAATTGCATGGTGTTGATACAGCGTACCTCCAAGACTTACTTAACTCTGAGAAATATGATGATGCATTACCAGTAGACTATGCAATGTTTCTTGAAGATGCATTTGCTACAATGCTAGATCTAGATGCTGCTGAAGAACTTCAATAACTAAAGGGATATATAATGATTACTGATGCTGGTACTGCACAAATTGCTAGAAATCGTCGTAGGTCTCGGAAGATAAAGCATTTAGAGTTTGATGGTATTAAAATAATTGTTAATGAAGGCAATACTATTTTTCAATTAAAGTATAAAGGCGATGTGGTATACGAAAGTATCAATAATCCTATAAATGCAGGAGACGCTATGAGTATCAATATAGAGGGCACTATTGGTATTAAAGTTTCAAATGTATATGATGAATGTGAAACTGAGGAATCTGATGAATAAGCAAAAACAATTAGTACAAGCATTACTAGAAGATAAAGACCCTTTAATTGCAGTATTTATTCTAGAAAGTATTAGGTATTACTCAGAGAAGATTGCAAATAGTTCTCCAGGTGAAGCTAATGAAACTGATATTATATCACCACAAATGTGGCATGATGCTGGTGTTTATATTAATGCAGCGATTGAACAACTATTTAATGAACCTACTGTAATTAACCTAAAAAAGTTCAATAATATTTCCACATTAAAATAATAAGGGATGTTTCATGCAAAGTCTAGATGGGGATCTTGCAGCAAAAAATGCAGAATTATTAGTTGAGAAAAAAGTACAAGAAATCTCTCGTAACAAAGACCAGCTGCAATATAAACCCGTTGGTTATTGCTTATTTTGCGAGATTGCTTTTAATAATTCATTTCAAAGATGGTGTAATGCTGAATGTAGGGATGATTATGTTAAAGAGCAAAGTTATAGACGCACTTGAGAATTGGGGATTGTTTTTTGATATAGACTTAGATGAAATGTTTTTTATACCTACATTAGTTTTAGCAAAGGAAGAGATGGATGAATGCCAACCTTTTGTAACGGTGTATTTCTTTGAATTTAAGTTTTTATTTTTGACTATAGGGGTAATGTACGATGGAGAAAATTAACTATAACGAGTTAATTGACAGATTAAATAATTTAAGTATGACTGCCCCTAAGAAGAGAAAGCATGAAATACTTGTAGATATTGCAGCTGTTATAGAAGATGCTGGAATGGGTATTTTAGCTGAAGCTATTAGAAAGAAGAAAGGTATTTTAGCTTCGGATAACTACTAACAAGTTGGGAGGTTTATGGTACGTACAATATTAATATTATCTCTATTATTTTATTCAAGTTTGCCAATTACCACAGGTGCAAATTCAATGAAAGCTAACAAAGTGATTAATGGGAATTTTGTTGATTACTGCGATACTAATAATCTTTCTAGAGAACAATGTAAGGAGTATATTCTTGCCAATGACGAAGTTGCCCGCCGTATCCATTCAGTTAAATGGTTTCAAAGTAGCAGAAGCACCCATAAAAAAGCTATTAATGGAAATACTGCTTTACTACAAAAATAGAGGTGTAGGACATACTGAGCTATTGCAATATGGTATTTTTGGAACGGATTGTATAATCGTAGCTCATAATACAAAGGCTGCATTCCAAATAGCAGGTACTAAAGGTATATCTATGAAAGATTTTAGTGTAAAGACTAAAGGTATAAGAAAACCTTTAGGATTTGATAATGAAGCTCTATATATTATTTTTAAGAAATCACTTTCTGAGATAGATAGATTAACCACAATAATTGAAGGTATGAAGGAACGACAATTATTAGAGTAGCTGCTAACTACAAAGCTGGTTTTGAAATACATATTAAAAAGGCTATTAATGGTGATGATATTCCATTGAGAAATGGTGAAGAAAAAGAAGTATTATTATCAGAAGGTACTGTATTTGTTGTAAAAGGGTACCTTCAAAGGTATCTAATGTATTATCAGTGGTTTCAATACCAATATTAAATTCAAGCAATAATATTCTGCTTAAATTTAAAATACCTAAAGATATCTAAAGTATTTTATGTGGACTAATGATTAAGTGAAGTAAAGCGGGGCAACTGTTAGTGGGGTGGAACAGGGGTATACCCTTGCACTGGAAACTTCTAGGTGTATAGCAGTGGCAGCAACCTGTGCAGCTGTAGTAGGTCAACCCCTCTGTATTAACCCTGAAAGGGTAAGTGTATAATAAGGGTTGAAAGTTTAGTATTAATTTGTAGTTTAGTATCATTTCATTTGCGCGATAAACAGTATCTTATATGGAAGCAGGAAGATAAGCTCAAATGGAAATAGACTTCCAGAAGAATAAACTTGCAATATAGCAAGAGTTCTAAATATACCTTAATAGGTAAGAAAGAGAAATAAAAATGGCACAACAATTCGTTAAGCTCGCTGATGGTTCTTTTGTTAAAGCTGAAGTTATGTCTCAACGCGAAGTAGCTGATATCCAACGTCAGCCACAAGTTTTGGGCGCATTGAAGGTTTTAGTTAAGGATGCTGATACAGCTACTTGGCTCTTGGAAAAGAAAGAAGAAATCCTGACCGCATTGGATTCAGGTGCATCACGGCGTGTTACTAAACAAGAGCGTAAGGCATTGAAGGCTGCTTTGGATAAGGTTGAAAGTGGCTTCTTGAAGGACAATGCTGATGCAATTGTAGAATCTTTCAAATGGCCATTGGTTAAACGTGTTGCGGAAGAGGAACAGACAGCTATCGTTCTTGGTAACTTGAATGTACTGACTGGAGATAATGCTGATATGTCTGCATGGTTGGTTGCCAATAAGGATAGCCTCGTATTGGCATATGATGCAGGTTTGGTAAAGCGTGTTGTTCCAGCTTCTACAACAGCTGCTCTGGATGAATATCGTGCAGCTAAGGCTGCTGGCCCAGAAGCATTGGCAGCTTATACTGCTAAGAAGGCTGCTGAGAAGGCTGCTAAGGCTGCTGCTGCTAAGGCTTAGTCTTAATACAGGTGGTTGAATCTATAAGCATAATGATATAGTATTATAATTACTGTCAATACATGCCAATTTAATCACCTTGTATTAACTTATTAAAGGTTTATGGTTATCCTAACAACGGTTATTATACCTAACGTTAAAAACCATCTTTTATTCTAAATTACAATCCTGCTTGCCTCTCCGACAAGTCCGGTAGGATTGTGATATAGGTTCGTGCAGTACGCCTTATTAGGACAGCCGCCCTCCCTCGGCTAATAATCCCTAGTTAAAGACTGCACACCATTATTCATCACGTAACTCAAGAGGCAGAGAGGCGATAAACCCCAAGGGGACGCTGTGTTGTAGGTTTCGAGTACCTACCGTGATGAACCTTAGATTGTAGCAGTAGTATTTTTAAAACCCCGCCCCACTATTATGACCTAAAAGGTTATATTGGTGGGGCTTTAAATTTTATCAAGGAGAGTAAAATGGCAAAAGAACTATCAACATATGAAGTAATACGTATTGTGAAGTTTACAACAGATGAAAATATCAGGAAATGGGCAGTAGCTGTTCTTAGGACAAGGTATGAAGAAGTAGTTGTGTATGCCTCAACCGATTATTAATTAAAGAAGGTACAAAAATGAAAGAATCAGAGAAACAAAAACTGTTAGAGTTGGTTCGATCTAACATTTGCAAGAATGAAGAGTATGCATTTAAATTGAAAGAACGTATTAGGGATGTATACGTTTATTGTGACCCAGAAATCGCTGAATCATACGACGATTTTGTTTATATGAATCGTATGCGAAATGATTTAAGAAATACTAAAGAGAAAATAAAATCATTTGCTGCTCTATCCAGAATATTGAAAAAGGCACTTAAAACATCTAATTAGTGTAACTCCTTTTGGTACCCTTAATTGGGTACCATTTTGAGTATAACTCTCTCTTTTTTTTTTTTTGTTGGGTTGGACACTCCTTCGATCCTTTTCGGGTGGTTATTGAACCCATCTATCAAACTTGTAATGCGCTACAGACTGTCCCAATTACTCATTCTTTCTGTGAATAGCGTTTAAGCAAACGTCCATAAAAAGCATTGTTAATTACGAGATCAATATTTACTAGGGGGCAATATGTCAAGCAGAAAATAGAGCCTTAAAAGAAATATCAAACGCAATGGATAGCTGTCTTACTATATTTAGGAGCCTTAGCTCATATGGTATAGCAGACAACTCATAATCATTAGGTCACTGGTTCAATCCCAGTAGGTTCCACCATTAAATAACTGAAGGAGTAATATGTGGAAACAACTAAAGAAAAAATATGTATTGATTGCAAAATAATCTTACCAATATTTAACTTTGGGACTTACGGAAAAAGTAAAGTATACTACACAAGATGTAAGATATGCTATAGGAAACACTATCACCCTTTACCAAATTCTAAGAAATGTAAGAATTGCGGAAAGATCAAACCACGTAATGCATTTAGAGAGAATTCTGCAAAAGGGGAACACTGTCTTAAATGCCAAGAAAACCTAAAGAAAGAAAGAAAATGTAAAGGGGCTTGTGGTTTGATTAAATCATCAGATGAATTTCTAAAAGGTCATGGTGTATGCAAAATTTGCCATTATGAAAAAGTAAGAATTAAAAATTCTTCTCCAGCTAGGTATAGTACTCTACGCAAGATTAATATCCTAGCAAATAAGAAGAGATTTGATGACTTACCTGATGGTTATATTAATACGCAGCTTAATGTAATGAGAAAGAAAAAGGGATTACCATTCATATATCATACACCTGAAGAGATTTTAGCATATAGGGAAGTTATTCTATTGGATAGAGAACTCAAGAAAAATAAATGGTGTAATTTTTATAGGATACATGATAGGAAACCTACGAGTATTACTATACAAGCTGGTCCTTGGCTATTGGATCACCATGTAAAAAAACTAGTTGTAGAACAATTCAAAATTTTAAAGGAAGACGTTACAAATGAGCTTATAAGCTATAAGAGAACTGCTCTTCAATTAAAGCGTGAATGTAAAAAACTAATTAATGTGAATGAGGTTTGTTGTAAGGTCTGCAATGATACTGAGATTTCTCATTTTAGCATTAATAAAGCTTATCCAACCGGATTAGAACCAAAATGTAAAGTTTGTTTTAATATCGATAAGCGTGAGAGGAGATCAAAAAGACCTGCTGAAAAAAGGCAAGCTGAGTTGGAGAAACAACGCATTAGAAGATCTCTTAGAACACCTGAACAAAAATTAGTAGATAATAAGAAACAAGAGGAGTATCGTGTCAAAAGGAGAGCTAACCAAACGGATGAAGAGATAAGAGCTATATCAGAAAAGCAAAGACTTAAAAGGCTTTCTTTATCACCTGAGGAAAAATGTTCACTACTATTAAAAGAAAAATTAAATAGACAAAAGAAGGAGACTAATAAAAATGAAACAGATAGACCATCTAACTAATATGCTTTATGCTCAATTAATGGCAATATCTAAAGGTAAAATTAATCCACGATATGGGCTATTAGTAGCTAGTATGACTGACTCAGTTGTTAAGGCAGGTGCTGAACATTCTGCACATCAAAGACACCAAAAGAAGATACCATATGTTACATTATTTGATAAAGATATTAGTGATGAAGAAAATAATAAAATGATAGAGGCTGCTGTTATGGACTATGAAGAAGCCGACAAGCTGCAGAAATAATTTTTTTTTTTTCCATGTAGTACAATTCAACTAAAAAGGAGTCTCAAATGAAACAAGCTGATATTCTCGTATCTCAAATGATTGCCACAACACAACTCATGATTGCTGGCAAGCTTAATCCTCGTTTTGCTTCCAAAGCAGTTAATGATTTCTCTAAGGCTGCAGATGTTGCACACAAGGCTTCAATTCATACACGCTATGATAAGGCTGTAAAGCGTGTTGCATTCTATGACCAAAATGTTACTGATAGCAATCGTGTTAAAGTAGTTGATGCAGAGAGTGGTAAAGACATTGGTGAGAAGAACACATTGGTAATATTTACACCAAAGAAAACAGCATTCAATCGTAAGAAATTTGGGGATGTTGCTACTGCGTAAATGAATTATCCACCATTTGATTCAATTCATTTGGTGGATAATTCAATAACTTATATAAAGGAGGAAATAATTGATCAACTCAGGAAGCACACATCTGGCAAATTTCAAACGTAAATTAGAGGCAAAAACATTTGAATTTAATCCAGAAAATATTAATCATATTAAAGCGTATATTTCATTGGAGTCTGGTAAACAACACCCAGATTTTAGATTTTATCTGAATGAAGTATCTGAAGAAGGAAAGCCAGTATTTGAAGGTATATTGGATATGATGAGATATAATATAGCACAACATCATTGTAAAAAAATTATTAAAGGTTAATTTTAAATGTCAAAAGCTAAGAGAGCTGTAGGTAATGCAATACCAAGTATTGGGGAAGATGGTTTAAATAAAGGTATGTATTCAAAAGAAGAGGAAGAGTTTCTTATAGATAACTTTAATAAAATTCCTAGTAGGGATATTGCTGAAAAGATGAAAAGAAGCTACTCAAGTCTTTTAGGTAAAATTAGGAATCTTGGTTTAGTACCTTCTAATATTGGTCAGCCAACACCTATTCCAAAAGGTACAAAAAGGTCTCCTACAGGTGGTTGCATTTTCCAAGAGTCTGCAAATGTTATTGTACATGTTTCAAAAGAAAATTTAAGATCTCTTATATTAGAAAGAGGAATATGTCAGGCTATAACCAAGTAGCAATGGCCTTAGAAAAAAGGCTAAGTGAATTAAAGAAAGAATATGAAACTAATGATAGGCAGTTACAAGCAACATTTGAGACCCTATCAGAAGCTTTAAAAGATGCTAATAAAGAAATAGAGTATCTTAGAGAAAGAATTAAGGAGCTGCAATAGATAAAATTTTTAACAACCCATTATAAGCCTTTTAAAGGTTAATAATGGGTTTATTTTCACTTTTTTTTTCGGAGTAGCAATGGACACAATTATATTTATCGTATTGATTGTATTATGTATTTTAACGTTATTTCTAGTAACTAAACAAAAGATAATAGAGCCAGAAATATTAGAAGAAGGTACTGATAGATTTAAAGAAGTGCTTGAGGAATGGGATAAAGAAATCTCAGAAATTGACTCAAATAAATTAAAGTATTTTATTGATAAACTTTCAAACAGCTACAAACATGACTATGGTACTATTTGTCATGCTATGGCTGCAGCAGCTAAGGCTGGTGCTGTGGCTTTAGACAGATCAGAGCAAGGTGGAATTACAGGATTCCAGGCAGGTGCTGTTATGTGGCAGTTTATTCATCAATGGAATTATAGCAGTAATAAAACAGGTATGGAAATCATTGATTATGATAAAATGCTTTACCCACAGTATGATTACTATTTTAATGACAGAAATCTTAGTAAGGATATTTGGAAAGCTCTACAAAAGGAGGCTAGTGATAGAATAAATAATGCAGATATAGAATATGCTGATTATACACATGCTGCAGTAAAGTATTCATTAGATATCGATAAGTTTATTCAGAAATTCCCTGACTACTTAGAGCGACCTGAGTATTATAATCATCTAAGTATGGGTACAAGTAATGATTGGGAAGTCGAAGACGTTAAAAAGAAAGCTGGATTTGAATTCGCTCCATCTAAACCTTATGAACCAATAAATGCAACGAGTCCAGTTTATAAGCATTGGCAAGATATAGTAGATGGTAAAATACCTTTCGGATATCAATTGGAGGAAAATTAAAATGGAGCATGAGCCAGCAGTCTGTAAAGAAGAATTCGCACTGGACTGGAAGTTTATTGAGAGAGCTAATGAAGAATATAAACGAGTGAGATGATATGATAATATTTAGAGTAACCTTACCATATGAATCAAACAGTATTGTACAAAGTTTAACTGTAGAGGTTTATCAAGAATTAAGGGCTAAATTTGATGATTGGGATATACCTGAAGAGCCTGAAAAATTTAGTTATTATAATATAGGTGAGGTAATTGCAGATGTTAATGAAATAGATTACCTCACTAAACTTGGAATTAAACCATTAATATCTAAAGTAAAAGGTTTAAACTACCCAAGAGACCTTGAGCAACGAGCAAGTAACTCTACAAATATAACTAATGTGTCAGTTCCTAATCATAATTTATACATGACTAAGAAGGTAACTAATCTAAATGATGCATGCACTGATGAGTTACAAAGCATGTTAGACAAGGGTTGGCGTATTCTTGCAGTTTGCCCAAGCAATGATTCAAGGAGACCTGATTATATTCTAGGTCATGAAGATAAGGAGATTTAATTGTCTAAGTTAAAGATTGTCCTTCAAATAGGTCAATGGCCTTCAAATAGAGATGTAGCTATAGATAAAGAATTACCTGAAAGTATAATCAGAGATGCAATACAACCTCTTGATTTATTTAAAGAGGGTTCTCCAACTGTAAGTCGTATATTTTGTTCAGATGTGGTAACTGTTTGTAAAGTAAGAATGGAACGAAAGAGACTGGCTAAAATGATTTCTGAAGAAATGGCAGAATGGTTAATAAAGGCGATGGAAGCAAATGATACATTAATGGGTTACAATAATAAAGGATATTAATATGAGTAAGAAATTCGATTATATTGAAGCATCAAAAGAACTAACAAGGTTATCAGAATAACCGAAGGAGAACGAAAGCATGAACGTAGTCCCAGAAGTCAAAGAAGGAGAACGTTTAGTTGAGGGGCTGACGCGGGCTGCTTCGCGGCAGTCCTGCTGGAACGATGGGTTAGGCTGGTTTTTCTTACAACGAAGAGGTGAATGATGAAATTTTTTAGTTATGATCCAGACGATGGTTTCCAATTACACGCAACGGAAGACGAAGCGAAAACACGCGCACAAAGTGCGATTGATCTATACCGCGATGATGCCGCAGAAGGGTGGGCGGAAGAGGTGGAGGGCGTTTGCTGGGGGAGTGTGCGCCAGAACGTGGCAGAAATTAGTATCGCGCCGCCAAATAACCATGATGAAGAATCTTATGACTACAACCTGGTTGACGCCTAACGTTTGAATTAAGGGGCTGCGCGCTTTTGCACAGTCCCGCTTGAATGATGGGTTACACAATTGAGATAAGGAGAGAAATGGATAGCAAACAAGAAGCGCGAAACAAAACCGCTTCGACGTGAATATCAATGGTGGCTAACGTATAGTTGAGCCGCCGCGCTGGATGATTTAGATGCACAGGCAGCTTCGGCGGTCTGGTTGATTGTAGGGTTAGAAGTCTTTTTGCTGAGGTTGCGAAATGCTGATTCGTTCGCGGTGTATTCCGCGTGTGGGTAATAAGTGGCATCAGGATGTTGTGGGCAATAGTTCCGTGAGGTTGATGAAGCGAGCCGTAGGCATACGGATTTCCCTGACACCAAGCCGGATGAGCAAAACGATTTTGATGCGTGAAATAACCATAAACCGGGGATCAGCGCCGGTACTCAGCAAAAAGACTTCTAACGTAGAGTTGAGGGGATTTGAACCATGAAAAGTAAGATAGATAAAAAAGAAATGCAAATATTGGCTGATGAGCTTGATGCTGAAGTGAGGATTCTGCAATCCGAGATCGAAAAAAAAAAATACTGAACTAGCAACGAAAAAGGAGTATGCAAAATCTGCACGGGCGATATTTCTTGGGCTTGAATACGGCGGAATACGTTAAGCCCTAACGTAATTTAGGCACCTTAATCGGTGTCTATAAGGTGCCGCGACCTGTGGAAGCGGTCGGATTAACGTCTTAATTGCGGTACTACTTTATTGGAGAAATGAAATGACTACAAACGCGCAGCAATTCGAGCAAATTGTCAGAAACGCAGTGAAGGAATCAGGTTTAATGGATGTAGATGATTTGAACCTGTGGCTTGATGAGTTGAAACAGTTTGCCATTCTAGTCCATCAAGAATTAAAAGTGGGGGAGACTGAAATGACCGAAGAGCTAGCTACTCCAATACCAAAAGGTGAAGGTTATTTGTGTGAATGTGGTTATGAAACTTGTGGTTTTAGCAATTCTGTAACTAATGTTTTAAAAACAATAAATTTTCCAGAAGTAGCTGAACAAATTTCAATTCGAATAGATATAATAAACGGATATTCTTTAGATAGTCCAATAATAGTATCCAGAGGAGATAAGTTAATTATCACTACTAAACAAGTAATAATTCAAAAACAGGATAAAGTATGAACCTTGAAGCTACACCAATTGGTCGTGTTTACTCAGAGAAAGAGTCTTCAACTATTCTTGAAATTTCCTATGATAAAGAACAATTTACTATGGATGTAATATTTCGGAAAAATTCTAATAGATATCGTTATTTCGATGTTCCTCATAAATTATTTGTGGAAGCTTTTGAGAACAAAAGTATAGGATCATTTGTGGCAACAAAGCTTAAAGGTAATTTCAGATATGCTGCAATAGAAGAGCCTGTAGGGGAAACACCTGTAGAGAAAATCGGTAATGTGCATATAGACAATTAAAAAGGATGAGAGAAACAAATGGCTGAAGATTTGGAAGAGGAAGAAATAGGTTTCATTGATTCATTCAAAGAAGTTCGTAGAGATTTTGAGAATCATTTTTCAATTGCACCTTTTGATTTCCCTATGGATAGATATACAGTAGAAGGACAGTGGCCTGGTAGCTATAAGAGCTATAATGTAGAATGTTCTTGGGATGCTTGGCTGAATGCCTATAAAAAGTATGTTCTAAAGGAATTCTAACTAAATTAATTTGAGGTGATAAAATAGATAAAATAAATTTAAGTCTTTCAATGGATTATGTCCCCGATTGGACTTACAAAGAAGCAATTCGGGAAATATTCCAAAATGCTATTGATAGAAGGACTGTTAATCCAACTAGTGATTGGTCATATCACTACAATGTAGATGCCCAATACATAACGATTACTAGTAGTGATTCTTTTATAGCACGTAGTAGCTTAATAATTGGTAATTCTACAAAAAGAGGGGATGATACAACTATTGGAAAATATGGTGAGGGCTATAAGATTGGTCTTTTAGTGCTTGTTAGAAATAACCATGAGGTATCAGTAGATACTGGTCATTGTGAAAGGTGGTATCCAGTAGAGGAGTACTCAGAGGAATACCAGCAAAATGTACTAAGTATCCATATAGAAGCTACACCCCAATACATTGCTGACCATGTAAAATTTAGTATAGGTGGAATTACACCCGAGATGTATTCAGAATTACAAAAAATAAATCTTAATCTTAACTCATACCCAACAGATATTATCAAGACTTCTAAATGTAATATCCTTATAGACCCACAATTCAAAGGCCATATATTTGTCAGTGGATTACTAATACAAGTTTCAAAAGATGAGAAGATGGCTTTTGGGTATGATATTAAACCACAATATATTAACCTTGATCGTGATCGCAAACTTATTGCTGATTTTGATTTAATATGGCTAACTAGTGGGGCATGGCTTGAGTCTAAAGATAGTCTTCGTTTAATAGAGATGGCAAAACTTGATGTATCAGATATTAAATATATAGACCATAAAGTAACAAAAGGTAATAATGAAGAGCATTCTATAAATGCACTATTGGAATTTAAAAGAGAAAATGGAGATAATGCCTATCCCGTTGTATCACAGTATGATATGGATAGGTTACATCAGATAAATCCTAAAGCTAAACCAGTAATAGTTAGCCCCTCATATTATGGTCTTATATCATCGAGTAGTCACTACCAATCGTCTAGAGCTACTGTAATTATTAAATCTCCACAAGAGATTTTGAAAGAAAATCTTTTAACTAAAACTGGGCGTGTGAAAAAGAATTGTATTAATATTATCCCACGTATAATTGATCTTGCAAAAGATTGGAGATCGTAATTAGAATAAGGAATAACTAAAATGTATTATAAATCACCAAGTGCTCCACATTTTATTGTTTGTTTAGTAGTTGTATGGATGCTCAGATGCAAAAATGGCTGCAGTTGAGAATCTTGGTAAACCTGCAGTTGTTAAGAAATACTCAGGTGGTAAACTAGTATACGCGGGGATTTCATCAGGGAAGATAGATAATGAAGAGCATTCTGATGGTATATATTTTGCTGACAAATGTGATGGAAATAATCTAACAGAAGTTGAGGCAGATATTGTTGTTACACGTCATGAAAAATTCCCAACATGTGAGGAACTTCTAAAATTAATCAAGGAGTAATAATAATGAGCATATGGACGCATGTAGTAGGTTGTATTCGTGTAGATGGTATTCCAGGTATAAGTCCGATTTGTGACTCAGGTGTTATACAAGGTATCCTTGGAGAAATTAGAGATTATGATTGGGATGGTGACGAGAGTATCCCTACAAAGTTACCAGGAGGTAGTGAGGGTACACTTCAGTATCGTACTATCGAATATGGGGAGGGTCTTACATGGATGGTTGTAGCTATTTGGGGCGATCTTAGAAATTACTCTAATGTAGATGAAATTGAGAGGTGGTGGAATGAGGTTATTAGAGATCTTGAACATAATATTAGGGATGCTGTCCTAACCGTAAAAGTTGAAGGACAAGGATCAAAAACATTTACATATAAGCAAGACGAGGACAATGTATAAAATTCTGGTGATAACTATAAATAACGTGATGCTTGGCGTAACTAATTTTTAAACATAAGAGGAGTAGCAAATGAACACCATAGAAATTAAAAATAGATTTACAGGTAATGTTATTTTTTCGTATCATCATGTAGATAATACTATTGCAATTACTTTAAGCCTTGCAGCTTCGCAACAAGTTAATTTATCCGGAGCTAGCTTGTCCGGAGCTGATTTGTCCAGAGCTGATTTGTCCGGAGCTGATTTGTCCAGAGCTGATTTGTCCAGAGCTGATTTGTCCGGAGCTGATTTGTCCGGAGCTAATTTGTATGGATCTAAGTTATCCAAAGCTGATTTGTCCGGAGCTAGCTTGTCCGGAGCTGATTTGTCCGAAACTGATTTGTCCGGAGCTGATTTGTCCAGAGCTGATTTGTCCAAAGCTGATTTGTTCGGAGCTTATTTGTCCGGAGCTAATTTGTCCAGAGCTGATTTGTCCGGAGCTACTTATGGGGAAGCTACATTTAATCTAGGTTTTAAACAGCTTTCAGGTTTGAGGTGGAATGTATTTTTCTTTGATACCCATATTAAAATAGGTTGTAAGTTTTACTCAACCGAAGAGTGGACAAATTTCTCCGAAGATGAGATTGATAAAATGGAAGCTGATGCCACAGCATTTTGTGAAGAAAATAAGCAATTAATACTTGGGATAGCAATGATTCATCAAGGATTTAAAACTGATGCTAGCGGTAAATTTGTGTCAAATTTGAATAACTAATTTTTAAGCATGATATAGTACTTTTAAAGAAGCAACCAATCCAAACTAAAGGTAGTAAACCGCAAGTTGATGAATATAACCTATTAATTGAAAGGAATAACTATAAATTATGATTGATTGGATAAGTGTAAATGATCGATTACCAAAAGATCGTGAATTTGTTTTAGTAGCATGCCCCTCAGGGTATATTACTACGCCTTATGTTTTCAGGACAGCTAGGATTTATAAAGAATATCAAAGTGATAACTGGATAACTGAAGGCAATGATAGACTTATAGATTATGGTCTAGTACCTACACATTGGACATTTAATTTAAATATACCGGAGGGCAAGCTATACTAGTTTTCATTGTTAATAGGGGTTTTCTTAGCCCTTTTGGAAATACTGTGATGAATCCAAAAGATACCATAATGCAGAAGTAGGTATTAATTGGGATGTTCTGGAAGAAACATTAATAGATATACTTCAATAAAGGAGAATAGAAATGAAACTTAATTTAGCACCTTATGGTATACAATTACAACATGTAACTAATGCAAAGAAACCTTCCTTGTTTATAAAAATTGCGCCTAATGGCTTTCTTAATAATTCAAAGGTATTATCTGGTATCCTTGAGAGAGGAGACTCTTTAGTAGTATACCTTAATTCAGGTAATCTTTGTTATCTTCCAGGTAATACAGATGTGGTTGCTGTAATGGAAAAAGACCTATACCAAAAAACAAATGAACAGATAACACTGCGCAGTAAGCTAGATAATGCACATGAAGCTGGTTTACATATTGTTATATTTGATGAAGGTAAATGGAAAAGTTTTAAGAAAGGTTGGTATTTTAATCGCCCATTGGAAAACTACAAAATACTTGAAGAATATCCAATAGTATATATTGGCCGAACTTCTTTTATACTATCATTTATGCAGTATAACTCTGGTTTAAATGAAGGTGTCTTTATAACACCTGTAAAAGGCACAAATGAACTATTAGTATATTTGATGGAGCCTTTAGCATTAGGTATATTAAAAGAAAGGTTAAAGGTGTTTATTTACAGTTTTTGGAGAAATGAAATTATTGAAAAAGGTTATGAAGGATCTCTTTTAGAATATTCACAAAAATTAGGGGAATGGAAAATAAAATGAAAAGTTTTAAAATATCTCCGGTAATTGTAATACAAACAGTATATGACCTTTCTAACCCACAAGGTATGGGATTTCTTCATGCAGAAAATGGTGAATTAAGTATAGAGGATGCGAAGCAATGTATCTTCCCAGGGGTATCTAAATTTAATAAGCCAGCAGATCATGATGTTATTAGTATGGATTATGTTAAAGGGAGATCTTGCAAGTTTCATGCGAATATTTACCCTGATCCAGAAGGTGGTTTTCCTTTTGTAAAATTCGATGATGAGTTTTGGTATGATCATAGTAAGGATGATATGATTAAATTATTGAGAGTATTAGAAAGAAATTGTATAAGAATGTTTTAATGAGGCTTTAAAGAAATTCTTATAAGAATCCAATTAAACTTGTTTATAAGTAAAAAATAATTTAGGCGGCCCTCCAGCTACTCTCCATAATCTTCCCTTAAATGGGTTGGTTATGGAGAGTAGCTGGAGGGCCGCCTATTTTTTTTTTTTTTGTTTCATGTAAAGATACTGCACCAAAAATATTCAAAGATTATCCGAGTGAAATTTTACCCGCATGACCCACTCATCAAAAATTCCGAAAACTGCCGCTACCCTACCAGAAACTGCAACCTGAGCCACTCAGTAAGTCGCACCCGTGAGGAAGCCGCTAAATTAACCCTGAAAGGGGTAGTAGATTATTTTATTCAAGCACATTTGCATGATGAATATACTTGGTTTTAGTCTACTAAGCAGTAGTTGCTAATACATAATATCAATGGCATCATATTAAAAGGCCCTATATGTCAATATGTATTAATCATTATCTATTTCTGACTTCAATCTAACTTCTACTCAAGTAATAACCTATATAGGTTGTTAGTTGACTTATTAGGATGATCGGGTTATTGCGGAGCACAAAAACACCTCCCAATTAAAGTTATAGATTAAGTAATATCCTCCAGATAAGACTTACAGGATTCCGGTAGGAATATAGTGTATATCTATTATCTGGAGGCTAACCATTAGTTTAATTATAAAAGGAATATCAATAAATAATCAAAGGTTTCATTATTCAGGTTTATTTTGCATAACATAAAAATTTATCTTATTTTAATTACATAATTATTCATATAATTTTTAATCAATAAAACATTTTATTTAAGTTATGACAGAACCCTCTAAATTAATGAATACTTCCCCCTCCCCCAGCTATTAAATA